TCCAAAAATATTAGACATGACTTTATTGGCTTGTCCTAAAGTTTTTTTCTTACTTCCAGAAGCACTTCCTCTAAGTCCAGAGACATTCTTGGCAAATTTAATAATATTTTCATAAAACGCATCCGCATGCTCTTTATTTAATTTGCTTTTTCTAAATCGTAATAATAATTTTCCTTCTGCAGTATAGACATCCGCATCCTCCCTAATAATTTTCTTTATGTCATCTGGTTTTAAGAATTTATCCATTTTTTTAGCCAATACCTTATCATCATAATCTTTTTCTACTGTATAAATAGTAACTCCATCTTTTTTTTCTGTTTTAATAATCATTTCTTTATAAATACTTGATATTTTTTTTTTGCTGATTTAGATTAAATAATTTATAATTATAGTATAGATGGTAAAACAAGGATTTAACAAATACATAATTATAGCATTATTACTAATACTTTTATTAAATTTGTTTTATTATATTTATAACAGGTCTCTAGAAGGACTAGAAAACCAAGATCAAGATGATTTTGTAGTTGCTTTAAATGTAGTATTAAGTAATAAAAACGGAGTACTTGTTCCTAGTCCTCATGGATCTTTTAAACTAACTACGGAGTCAGAAGTTATAAAAAAGGAAATAGATTTTTCTATGAATGATGTAGCATCTGTAAAGACTACTGGTTACAGAGATATATCTGATAATTTAGTTGACAGAACAGTAACTATAGTTCCCATCAATACAAATAATGTCGACCCTACAGGAAATACTGGAGATGTAATACCAAATCATTTTACATTAGATGTTTCTTTTAATCAAAACGTTTATAAATTAGATACTTTGTCAGAAATTAAAAGTATAAATGCACTTGAAAAGGATAAAACAAAGCATTTACCTATAGTATTTTTGAACGCAATTGATGATTATGGAGTGCTTAACATTAAAGCAATAGGACCAGTTTATGATTCGGAGAAAAAAAGTATTGGAAAGGTCACGTTAGATAGTATGGATTCAAATAACGAAAAGTCCTTTCAAATTAAGGTTGACATACCAACAGATCCTAAAAATATAATAAAGGATTATATTAAAAAAATAAAAATAACTTTTAAGAAACCTGCTGGAATGATGAACAACCTTAATCTTCCCGAACCACCGCCACCAATTAGTCAATCAGCAATTAATAGATTACCAAGACCCTGATAAATTATTTTTTCATTTAAAAAATAAAAAAATAATAATAATAAAATAATTTATAAAGCACTTCTGTAATCTACAACATATGGATTACTCTTTAACATACTTGTAATATCTGGAGTATTTCTATCCATTTGAATGTTAGAATATAATTGATTCGAAGAACCAACTTTGCTACCCATATTTATAACGTCTGGTGATTGATAAGGCATATTAGCTATTACCCCCCGCTCGTTCTTCAACATATTATCTCTAGAAACTTGGCGCATGTTAATATCACCATTCATTAATGCCATATTACCTTGCACCATATGTCCTTGAATAGTACTAGATTTAATGTCATTATTACGCTGATTGTATCCTGCTTCATAAGAAGTTGGCTGTCTGTATCTTTCACCAGCACTCGATGATCCAACATAATCATAAGCACCTTGATCTGTACGTGTTGTGTAAGTTGGAATATGACCAGTTACAGAATATGCACCATCTTTAAAATTAGAACTTACATTAAGATGATTTTTCGAATTTTCTGTAGTTTCACGTATTGTTGCAGCAGGACGATCCGCAGGATTAAAGATATATGATTGAGGTACAGTTGTTCCTGGATTCTGATAAGGTCTCAATGTCCCTAACACATTTTCCTTACGACTAGGTCTTAACATATCTAATAATGGTGCTACTGCAGCACCTAAGCTATTACTAACAGCTCCGAAATAATTATCCTGTTTGTTCTGAGTTCTATTGTTAGGATATGCTTTCTTTGCTTTGATTTCATAATCACCATCATTCGCATATTGACGACCATTAGCATTAGCTCCCGCTAATGGTACAGCACCTAATTGTTGATTTGTTGACGGCATGTATTCACCTGGAATATAACTTGTTGAATTCTGATATCCTGCTCCACCAGCATAAGTAACTGCTGTTTCAGGACGAGTTACATATCGGTCAACTGTAATAGGACGTAGTGCAGGACCAGTTTCCACACCACCAGTTGTAAAAAGACGACCAATGTCTTTACTTCTTCCAAAACTATCTACGTCAGAATTTACAAAGTCACGTGTGTCATGAGCATAGCTTTGATCTGGTGTATGTTTTTCCATAATCCCCATTTGCTCATATGTGGAATTTTTTTTAATTACACTATCAGCAGGGCCTTCGTGACCATACAACATGAGTCCGGTTGCCTTAGGTTTGTTGTCAACACGTAATTCATTTGCGGTTTTATCTAACCATCTATCACGCATCATCATTCCTGAATTAAATCCACCTGAACCTTGACTAGTATATCCCAATCCGAGACCAGGTGCAACGTGTTCTTCTTCAAAGGGTTTTACGTTTGCCATACGACTACTAGGATTTACTCGAGAGCGGAAAAAATCACTGCTATTGGGTGCTCCATGTGCCCATTGTTGATTCGCACTAGGAGCAAAAAGGGGAGATTGTTCTTTTTTGGTTATAACTTGTGATCCAGCTCCAATATAATTATCTAAAACTCCTTCATTGGAATTTTCATCTGCTAAACGGGTTCTCAAGTTGCTTCCGAAGAATGGAACCATGTTGTTATGTTCAAAATAACTGGCGTTTACTTTGTCACCAGTTAATGAGTAATAGTCCTGTCCAAATTTTGTATCTGAATTGCTACTATTTTGCTGATTCATATTAGGATTAAAATATTTGTCAGTGTAAACTCCACCACCATTATCATAATTATTTGTTGTTGATAATTGAGATGTTAAATCTGTGTCAGAAGAAATAACAGGGAACTCGCTTGGATAATTACGATTGGGTACGTCAACATTAGGTAATTGACTATGATTTCTAAAGTTCTCGTTTTTTGATTTTTGATTTGATGCTATATACAACAATCCTAATGCTACACCAGGGATGGCTAATTCCATTTATTATATAATTAATATATTCTTATATAATATTTACGATGATCCACAATAATTTTATCATATTGGGTTTGTATATATATTTCCAGGACAGCCATTTTCATTACCAGCAACACATACTGATTTTCCGGTCAAATAGTAATCCATTTCATGTGTTCCATCGACAATAGGAATTGTAGGAACAAAGTAATCTTTCTCTAAAATACGTGTTTGAATGTTTTCATGAAACTTCTTTTCTAATCCATTCAATGGATTTAAAAAGGGTGCTTCCCATCTAGATTGTTCTAAATCTTTGTACATCCATGCAGGATGGCTTGCCCTACTTTCTTCAACAAAAGGTTGTTCATTTCTGTAGTTTATCTTCGTTGTATATACTGCATTTTTATTATGATCATTTATGTCTACATAATCTCTGTTTGATTTACGTGTTAAACCTAGTAAATCACTTTCTAAGTTAACTGTATTTGTCGATAAATTAGCACCCCATCCCTGCAAACGGATTTGTGGATCTTCTATAAAAGGTAAATCCATACCTTGTCCAGGTGTATCTAAAAAATATCTCTCTTGATAGCTACTTATTTGTAATTGTTTTTTTATTCTGACTGGATCATCATGAAATCTAGTAAATGACATAATAGTTATATTATATAACGAAAAAATAGTTTGATAAAAATAATATATAAAATTAAGTATTTCTAATTGTTTATAATCATGACTAAAATATGTCTAAATATGATTGTAAAGAATGAGAGCAAAGTTATTGAGCGTCTTATGAATTCAGTACTACCAATAATTGATAGTTATTGTATTTGTGATACAGGAAGTACAGATAATACAGTTGAATTGATAGAAACTTTTTTTGAAAAAAACAATATTCCAGGGCGAATTGTTAGAGAACCTTTTCAGGATTTTGGTTATAACCGTACTTTTGCTCTTAATTCGTGTATAGGTTTACCAAATGCGGATTATTTGTTATTATTGGATGCGGATATGAAACTTAGAATTGACCCTAATTTAAAAATAGATGAATTCAAAGAATCTTTAAAAAATGATGCTTATTATATTTTTCAAGGATCAGATTTATTTTTTTATAAAAATGTTCGTATACTAAGGAACGACCCAGAATATTCATACTGGGGTGTTACACATGAATTTGTAAAAACCACTGAAGGATCAACTTACATTGAAGTAGATAAATCTACCTTGTTTATAGATGATATTGGCGATGGAGGTGCAAAAGCAGATAAGTTTGAAAGAGATGTTCGTTTGTTATTAAAGGGACTGGAAGAGAACCCTGGAAATGATCGATATACTTTTTATTTGGCTAACAGTTATCGTGATGCTGGACAATTTGAAAATGCGATTAAATATTACGAAGAAAGGATAAAGATTGGTGGATGGCGTGAAGAAGTATGGCATTCATATTATTCAATAGGAAAATGTTATGAAAGCATGGGTGATATGCCTACTGCAATTTCTTATTGGATGGACGCATACCAGTTTTTTCCTGATAGAATAGAGAACTTGTACAAAATAGTTAATCATTATAGATGTATAGGAAAACCTATTTTGGCTTATTCATTCTATGAGTTGGCAAGTTTCCAACTTAGCAAGTCAAAATCCGATGATCATCTTTTCTTGGAAAAGGAAATTTATGATTTTAAGTTAGATTATGAGTTTACGATTGTTTCTTATTACTATAATCCCAAGAATCTAGATATTGTACACTATTGTATGAAAGTTTTATCTAACAATAATCCACCAATTGAACTAAAAAATAATATACTTTCCAATTATAAATTTTACTCACCAAGATTAAAGGGATTTTCGAATGAAAACAATTTAAATAACTTTAAGGTTCTCCAAGATATAGGAAAATCATTAGACATAAACAGTGATTTTGTCTCTAGTACTCCATCTATTTGTTTAGATCCCAATGACAAATCTAAATTAATTGTAAATCTTCGTTATGTAAATTATAAGATTGGAGATAAGGGAGAATATATAAATAAAGAACATATTACGACAAAAAATGTACTATCCTACGTAAACATGACTAAAAATGATTGGAAAATTGAAAGTCAGGCTGAATTAAAATACAATGAATCGTATGATGATTTATACGTTGGTTTGGAGGATGTACGAATAATGCCTTACAATGCTAAATTATATTTTAATGCAAATCGTGGTCTTGGTCATGGAAATATGGTAGTTGAACACGGTAAAATTAATATTAAATCTAGATCTACATTATCGCATTTGATAGAAACTGATAATCAAAACAAAGTAGAGAAGAATTGGGTTCTCTTTACAAATGCGGAAAGAGAACTTAAAATTATTTATGGATGGAATCCTTTACGAATCGGAAACGTTATTGATCATCCTGAACATAAAATTGATGATAAAAAAAATCCTCTTATGAAAATGGTAGTAACTCATGAAATCAAAACCCCCCGGTTTTTCAGTTATTTGCGTGGATCAACGAATGGACAAATTATTGGTGATGAGATATGGTTTATTTGTCACTTAGTTAGCTATGAAGATCGTAGATATTATTATCATATATTTGTTACTTTAGATAGTAAAACAATGGAATTAAAACGCTACTCAAGAATCTTTACGTTTGAAGGTGAAAAAGTTGAATATACATTAGGTTTCGTTTATAGGGAAAATACAGAGGAATTTTTAATAGGGTATAGTTTGATGGATAGGGAAACTAAATATATGACAATTTCAAAAGATAAGATTGAAGAGCTGTTTATTTTGTAATTTGAATTTCATTAACGATAGCATTCTTACATGAATTTCCAAAAGTCTTACGATGCCACTGTGTAATACCGTGTTCATGAATTCCGTCCAAATGTACCTTTGTACCATAACCCATATTTGTATCCAAACGATATTTTAGTATAAGATCAGGGTATTGAGCGCACATCTCTTCAACATAAGTGTCACGACTTGTCTTGGCCAAAATACTTGCTGCTGCAATTCCCATATATTTAGCATCACCTTTCTCAATTGTAACATGCGTTAATTCGCCAATACATTGTCTACTTTCATCAAAACATCTGTAAGGATTAAAATAATTTCCGTCTACAACAGCCATACATCTGTCCATATCAACATCTTCTAACTTTAACATAGTTTCGCGAATAGATTCATGCATACCTTTCATAACAGCTTGCAAAATATTGACATTATCAATTATAGCCTCGCTTGACCATGCAACATGCCATGCTAGAGCATTTTTCTTTATGTATTCAGCAACCTCGTTGATTTTCTTTTTAGAAGTGAATTTTTTACTATCCTTAATATCTTTACCATCAAATTTACTTGGGTCTTTAGGTAAAACAACACATGCAATATACACACGACCAAATAAGCAACCCCTACCTGCTTCGTCTAATGAAAACTCATATTGGTTGGATTCATTGTAAAACCTCTCCAAAACTTGAGGAGGTGATCTTGGTTTTTTTTTACTCAAAGTTACGGTATCCATTTAATTTTATAGTTGAGCTGGTTAGACAAATATAAATCAATTTTTTGTTTTTACCACATATATTTTTCGTATTATACATTATACCAAAAAATATTTACAATGAACAATAGACCCATGTTTTTATTTTTATTATTATTAATAGTTTTAGTAATATCTGTTTTAATGGGTAATAGTATAAAAATGGATTCGGTTAGAGAAAGCTTTGTTTCATTTCAAAAAGAAAGTGCCCCTATTAATCTAGTTAAAATACCCAGTTATTCTTTAAGTACGAATGTTTATAAATTATATGATAATTTATTTTTTGATAATAAAAATGGTAATGTTATTGAAGTTGACTCTACAACTTACTCCGGTAATGTAGATATAACCGGAAAAACTATTACTACTACATATGTAGTTCCTAGATTGAACAGTGGATCTAGTGTTTTGTATAATACTGGGCCTAATGGGAAGTTAGAAGATACTCAATCTAGTTTAATATCTAATGTATCTTCTTCTTATAAGTCTTACTTTTATTCTACACAATCAAAAAAAACAGACAATTATTACCTATTTTATTTCCCATGGAACGATCAGACTTTCATACACATTATTAATAGATCAGTATTCTCAAATATTTCGAGTTTTTATTTCGGCCCTGGTAATAAAATGGAAACTCTTTCTTATCCTAAAAATGCATCAATTGGAATAACCAGTTATGTACCATTCGTTATGCCAACGGCCACTAACTCGTTAGAACCATTATATAATGCTAATAGACCTTTGTTTGTAGTAGGACAAAATGTTAAGTATGATATTCAAAATGGAAATTTAATCATACAAAATACAAACGATCCTTCTTCAAAGTCAGTAACTGTTTACAATAGAGATGGTAGTCATAAAATTTATTCAGCAGGTGGAGTCAATAATCCTCCAGAATCTTTAACAAATGTTACATTTAAACCTTTTTATACGGTTGATAATGTTGGTCAAAATATAGTATTGTATTTACCATATCAAACAACTACAATTATAGCCTTGATTGGATTTAGTGATGCTAACAAAACAACTTTTAAAATTAATAATGTATGTCGTTTTACTCCAACAACAATTGACAACGGACCTAATGCTGTAAAGATTACTCCTACTCCTACTAGTACAAAACCTCCTACTATTTCTGATTATTACAAAATGCCAATTGTAAACAACATGCAGCAAAAATATTCTGAAGATTATTTATTGAAAACACAAATCGTTCCTCCTGTATGCCCGTCATGTCCTGTATGTAGTACAGGAACATGTACTAATTGTGGAGGTAATGGTGGCTCAGGTACTTTGTCTAATAAGGGAAACACTGTTGTTTCTGGAAATTCTATTCCTGCCAATAATCAGAACGTTAGTCAAAATAATCAAGTCAATCAAAATAATCAAAATAACCATAATATGAATAAGAATCAGAATCACCATTACAACCATAACAATCCAAATTCAATTGGAGGTGTGGTTAATAGAGGAATTGGCGCGGTCGAACACATTGCTGATGATGCTACTGGATTAATAAAAGGGTTTGGATCTGGAGTTAAGGATATTTTGATGCAAGGTAATAGAAATGGTACTAATGGTAATAATCCTTATGGACAAGTTAATAGATCAGATAACATTAACAGAACAGAGGGTGCATTCAATTCCCCTTATGGTACTCAAAATATAGACCAATACTCATATTATGGTGCTTTGTCTAACAAAGGTAGTGGTAATTTCATGCCTATGACTTCAGATTTTAGTAAATTTGGCCGTTAAAAAAAATATATACAAATAAACATTTTTTATTTGTATACTTAATTAATTTATATCTAAAAATCATTATAGCCTCCCTCAAAGTGGCAATACAAAATGCTGTTTGTGTTGTCGTCAAAATCATTATAGTTTTCTAAGTTCTCATCATATTCATTGACGATATCATTCTCTTCTTGATTATCAAGATATATATCATTTGTAGTAATTTCCTCAATCGAACGAATTGCCGATACATCAACTCCCTGCAAATAGGTATCAAATGCACTGTTATACTCAATCACTGTTTCATCATTTAGTTCAATACCAATGTCTATGAATCCTCTCCCTCTAGCACCCTTATAATTATAATCTGCGCAATTACAGCAGTATCCTAGAAAAACTCCGTTCACAGATCCGAAATATGCACAATTTGCACAATCATGCGGGCCTGTCATACATGAATGATTCTTGGCCCAATTCTCAGGGAATTTTAGGTGATACCATACGCCATCGTACAAGTACCTGTCAGCGTAATAAAATGGTATTTCTTCTGGAGGATTCAAGGTAGGCGCATTCTCTTCGTCTGACCAATCGTTGTTCGTCATTTTGCAATTTTACCAATAGTAAAAAGTTAAAACCAATTTTCAATTTTTTATTCATCATCGTCATCTAATTCCTCTGAAACAGCATCTTTTTTAACATTTTTATCTAAATATCGATACATTCTCTTAATGTCTAATTTTGTGATATTGTAATTTTCTAACATTTTTTCTACCTCATTCAATTGATCAGTTTGATTATAAAAATCACCACCCTTAAAAAGACGTAATTCTTGAAACATAGTCGTCAAATCTTTTTTATCCAGATCTAGTTGTTGGCACAAGTTATAAATAAATAATATGTTATTGTACTCTGTAGAATACTTGGTTAATACTTTCGTAAATCTAACTTCTACTGGTTTAAAACCATTTTTGTTTTCTGGAAAGGTATCATGGTATAATTTGTTATTGCAAAATGTCTTCATGAGAGAACTCATCTCATTAAATTGCCATATTTGACTTTGAAATGTAATACGATCAATGTAATCAGCAAAACACATGTTTTTTAATATTTTTGAATAAAATGGAAAGGTTTTTTCTATTTTTTTATTATCAAGTACATCAACTATATTTTCGTGCCACAACAAAGCAACAATTGTTCTGTCTGTTTCATTCATGAATTTATTGTGATCTTCCATTTTTACGTTATTATTTATAAGCATTTCAGTTATTTTTTTAGAATCTTCGTTGTAAGATTTCGCATGAAATATGTTTTTGATGGCATCTTCTGTAATTAATCCGGGTTTCTTATTTAATACTTCATTCACAAATAATAATTTACGCATGTCTCCCTGTATGTAACCTAAAATGCTTGTTTTGTATTCTATATTCGCATTGGAAAAGGTAGGAACAGTAGTATTCAAAATTTTATTCATTTGTAAAGGCGTGGGTGTTTTCAGTTCAAATGTATTACATACCTTTATCAATTCTTTTATTTTTTTATCGATATAGTAATTACCTATACAAATGATAGGATTTGAGGTAACGTTTTCTAGTCTCTGTTTTTTGGTTTTCTTTTGTCGGATAATCTTTATTAATGCAGTGATTCCGCCTTTATCTCCATTATTCATTCCGTCTATTTCATCCATAACAATTGCTATTTTTTTTACTTTCTTGGTCATCATTTGGAGAACATTACGATTTGAAACATTGTTACTTGTTATAGTATCAATTAATCCCTTGTTTCTTACATCACCCGCATCATATTTGATAACATCATAATCTAATTCTTTTAAAATGTTCATAACAAACTGAGATTTCCCGCATCCTGGAGAACCATAAATATAAATACCCTTTTTGAAAGTTACGTTTTTATAATTATCATCAAAAGATAACAATATATTTTTTATTTCATTGGCTGTAGATTCGCGATCAAAAATAGAATTAATATTCAAAGTATCCATAGTATAATTATATTGGTTATATTATTATGCAGCTATTTATTTATATAGAATTTTAAACGAATAATTAAGTTGCTCGTTTAAAATTATTTATGGTTTTTTCTAGTTTTTCTACCATATTTACAGTGTTGACGCTGTGAAAAACCGCGCGGGCGTTTGCAATTTATACTTTTCTTATATTTATTTGACCACTTACGAGGTCTTTTAGTTATTATTTTAAACATATATTATTAAACGAGATTTTATTAAATTGCGTTTATGTCAACAAAGATCTCGGGTTCTGTCTTATTACGATTTGCGGGTTTTGATTCCTGAGCTAACTGTATAGGAATTCTCGTCATCTTCTCTCTATTATTGTTATTATTATTACTATTGCTATCTCTTAGCGCTATCGTCTTTTCAACAAGTTGTTGCTGTAATTTACCTATCATAGCTTGAAGATCAATGTTTTGTTTCGCTAAATCGTTCAGATCATTTGTAGTTGTTTTAGTGTTGTTTAATTCCCTAATGGTTTTTGTTTTTTCAATAAGTTGTTTTTGAAGCATACTAACCATATTTTCTAATTCAACGGTTTTTTTATCATTTGATGACACATTTACATTTTGAATTCCAGGTTGAGATTTGGTTAACTGCTGTATTGTTTTGGTCTTTTCAATTAATTGTTTCTGTAATACCATAATCATATTTTCATATTCTCCTACTTTTTGACCGGCTTGTGCTAATTTACTTTGTTGATCTTGAATCATATCAACTATTTCTTGGTTAGTTAATTCTTTGGGTTCTTGTCCTGGACGCTGTATCATAATTGGTGAATTATTCTTCATCTTTGCCATTTCTTCCTTAAGCATCTGTTCTCTCTCTGCCTCTATCTCCTTGATTTGTTTTAAAACATCTGGTTTCATATTTGGTAATCCTGGTTCATAATTGGCTAAAAGTTCATCTATGTCTCTCAAAAAGAAATCCTTTACACTCTGTTCATTGCTTTGGCGAATAAACATATCGACCGTTTTGTCAGACTCTCTGAAAAAATTAGGGTGCTGGTTATCTAACATTTTACGTTTATCGTAGGTGTTATGTTCATGCGAAAAGACCAAGATAGACTTTAAGGGATCTAATTGTACAAATGGTATAGTATATTCCTTTAAGAAAGCTCGCTCTTCTGCTAAAGCTGCATGTTCCTCATATTTAGTTTGTTCTAAAAGTTCCTTTCTAAAGGCAAATGTACCCGCTGTAGCATGATTTGGACCATAAGGACCACATTGATACATCTTTTGAATGTGCTTGAAATAAATATAAATTTCACTAGATCCGGCGCAGAGAGCTTTAGGGTTTGCTGTTAATTTCTCAACGGCATCTTCTATTCTTTCAGGTGGATAATAGTCATCATCATCCATGTAGACAATAATAGACCCTCTAACAAAACTATGCATAAAATTACGTTTTGCTCCTAATGTCATTTTTTCATTTACTTCGAAATATCTAATCTGGGGAATATTTGATGTTTCTATTAAATCACGTATCTTATCTGTTCCATCATCTACAATAATCCATTCAATTCTATTCTTTGGATAAGTTTGATTCAAAAAACAATTGAACATGTTTTGGATAAAAGGTCTGCGATTGAATGTGGGTGTACATACACTAACTAACGGAAGTTCTGCCTTATTAGTTTTAGTATTCTTTGTCATTATAATACTAAAATAATCTTATTATAAACATTTAACGCTTCTATTTTTAAATTAATTATTAACTTATTTAGTTTTGTTAAAATTAATAAACAACATAAAAAAATATCCTAATCCTCCTAAAGAAAGACCATAAATAAGTAAATTTACAAAAAAGAAAATGTCCCTTGATGAATTATAATTTTTTTCTACAGGAACAGTGCTTGTTATTAAATTCATAGCGCCAGCAACATCAGTTATATTAAATTTTGATTTTATTATGATGAGTAATGCCATTAATATCATGAAAATAAATGAAATATCCAAATAAAACAACGTGTTTTTCATTGTAATATTAACAATGTTTTTTAAGGTATCTTTCGTTATAAAAATAAATGTAAACATGATTACCAGTATGAAAAAATTGTCAGATATAAATTCGATGTATTCATTGAATTTTATGATTAACATTTCGTAGAACGATGGATTTTCTTTTTTGTTTTTTATAAGATCTATTTTCGCTCCGTCTAAAAATTTCATCATTTCTTTGAATGTTTCCGCCACAACAATAGCATCCCAACTATTATAAAAAAGCATAGCATAGATAGAGTAAAACACAAAATAAACTAAACAGAAAAATCCACCTAATGGAACAGTAATAGAAATGATTATTAAGAATCGTATAACGTTCCAAATTATATTAAATACGGTAGTCGCAGCTTGACCGGTAATGCTAGAACTTGCAGTGTTGTTTGATGAACCTGAATTATTTTTACCCATAAATTTATTTTTTATTCTATCTTTAAAATTACTAGCTTTCTGTTTTAAATTACCTATAAATGTATTATTTACTGGTTTCTCATATACATTTTTTAATGTTTGCTGAATTTCGTTATCTGGTGTTCCCATTTGTTTTAAATCTTCAGCCATTTTATTATATTGATTATTCATGTCAGATGCATTATTATTTTCTGAATTTTCACTACGAGAGTTTGTTTCATCGCTTGTTTCACAATTTTTACCCTCAGGTATTATGTACAAAATAACTACGGTAATGTACATAAAAACCACTACAATATTTTTAGTATTTAACATAATCGTATCAATAAGAAAATTTTTAAATCCACTGGCGAAATTATAGCTTAAATATAGAATAGTAAAAAAAAGAAAAATGTAACATAGTGTATGATTAAATAAAGTAGATGTGAAATTAGGAATTAATTTAATTAATAGATATTCTAACTTTTCTGGGAAAAATAAAGCATATTCAATAAAATAAAGTAAAATATGTTTTAAAAATCTATTTAAAAAAGTACTGTCATCTAAACATTTTATTGTATTTGTTTTAAAATCAAATAGGTCTTTTTTTTCTCCTTCAGTAAAGTTATTATAATACATCAAATAATACCAATTATTTACCACCAAACCGCTAAAAATGATTGCTTCGAAAATGCATAAATGGTTATATACTATTTTTTCATCACTATCTTTAGAATCGCCACCCGATAACGAAACAGTCATTGAATGTGCAATTTTTTTATTGTACGCGACTGTAGTATTGTAAATATAGTTAATTAAGTCAACAATATATTGGCGTGGATCTTTTGTAGCTAGTTTACCTACGTCATCTAATATATTATCCTTCCCATCATAATCGTTGTCTGTGAATTTAAAACGCTGAAACCCTTCGATCAGATTTTCATTTTCTTCTTCTTTTGGTACATTTGTTAATATCTCCGGAAAATCTATTTTCTTGTTATTTTCATTAGTTTTCCTTTTCTTTTTTATTTTTTTTATTTTTTGTATCATATCTAATGTTTGAAAATTGGCTATTTTATCACTAAATAATTTATCTTGTTCCTCCATTTTTGTATATATATTATAAAGGTTTTGAATATAATATATAATTCTATAAAATTACCTAGAATATAACATACCTGCGTTTCCGCCTATAAACGACAATATGTTGTATCTTTCTTCGTAGAGTATCAAATTAAAATTATAATTGTACAATTTCCAATTAGACTTTCGAACACCTAATGGATTACCACATATGTCACAAATTATATCATAACTTGAATTTGCTATATCTAAAGGAGGGGCAATGGTAGCTATTTCTAATTCTATTGTTCTAAAATTACTTAAATTTAACGCACCAGAAGGTTGCATCTCGTGTTGACTAGTGCTCAAGCAAAAATTATAACAATATATTCCTTCTTGAGCAAATCCAGGTGTTCTGGTATACTTTTCAACATAATTAAAAATTCCATTTGTTAATGTATTTTCTCTATATTCTCCGTTCAATACAATTCCCATTGTAGATAAGATTTCTTTTTGATTTTCAGGACGATAATCTCCTGTAATATTTATACCGGTTGTAACTTCACCATTAGGGTGTATATCAATTCCGTAAGAAACATCAACAACTTTACCGGACAATTGCTTTTGAACATAGACTACTTCTTTATTAGACGATCCTTGTGCACCTATATTAATATTTGATGGTAATTTACTGTACGGCCAATTTGTGTAGTTAGACCATTCATTTCTCAAAGCAACATCGTTTCTTTGTAACATCCACATCCATGTAGCAACCATACCACTTGAGAATAGCTGATATCGTTTTGAACCTGTAACGTTTTCAAAATTATACCTCCTAACGTCTTTAACTAAATAGATTTGATCTTCTTTTGCGAATTTTTTCGATTCTTCTTTTGATAGGAAGCAATAAGTAGCCATTAGATGGACATCCGCGTTCCATGTAGTTGAGTAATTTAGAGCATTGTATTCTGGATTATTTACAGGGTCTAAATAAACGCTAGGTGGTGTTTGTAAAAATCGAAATGTCTGAAACCGATTCTGTGTAAAATCAGGTTGAATATAAGGGTATTGATATTGATTATCAAATACGTCTCTCACAACAAACAAATCTTGAATGGGTCTCAAAGTCACAGTTATAGTAAGTTCATTGTATTGAAGTGCTACTAATGGAAATGCACATCCAGTATTTAATGTAAACCAAGTATTAATAGGTACATAGATTTGTCTACCTCTTATAGATGGTTCTGATCCTGCAGTCGACGCACTAAAGAAAGCATTTGGGTAAGTATCTATTCGGCCAAAACTATTAGCTGGATCATAAAATTCCGGGACATTACCAGACATATTATTAAATAACTCTTTCTTACTAGCATTAAAATCCCTTTCTACCATGGCATTTAAATATTCACCGGTATAAGATTGTAATAGCAATGAACCACATGTTATGTCTATCTGCTGAATCATATTTGTTCCCAGATTTTTTATCCATTTAAACTCATAAGGAACCCATTGTAAATTGGTATCATATGTTGGATTATAAACTGGACTCCAAATATCTGGGATTGTAACCACCAAATAGGTATCCATCAACAACTCCGCATATCTCTTAATCTTAAACGTAAATGTAGAAGATTCAGTTAGGCGAAGATCTCTAAATCCATCATAATCTATACGAAATTTCTGAAGTCCAAAATTAGTGTATTTAGAATAGGCGACTTTGAAAAATGTTTTACTTGGATTTCCATTCAAAAAAACATTATTATTACCAACAGAAATTATATTTAGTAATCCACCTGCCATATATATTATATATATCAATTAATATATTTTTATTATATTAGTTTGTGTATAGAATATATAGATTATGAATTTATTGTATAGTTTTATAACCATTTTTATTGTTCTTTTATTTATCTACATTGCATTCAGAATGTTTAAAAAATCGAACAAAAAGGTTATTGAATATAAAGACAGTGCAACAAATGATGGTGAAACTAACTCTATTTTTAATAGCCCAAGTCAAATTGAATTGGAAAGTTTAAAGAAACCAGATTTGGTAACCATTCAAAACGTAAGTGATATTTTTAAAGATTTAACTTTACGTCAATATTGTATAAAAGCATCTTATAATACAGCTCTAACTGGGAATTATGTAAATTTAGATATGATTAAATATGTAATTAACAGAGGTTGTAGATTTTTAGATTTTGAGGTATTTTTTATTGGTGAGATAAGTGTTGACGAGAAAGGTGTTTCTACAACAAATTACACTGCAAGAGTCGCTTATTCTACTGACAATACATTTACTACAATTAATACTGAAAACAGTTTATTATTCGATGATGTTTTAACAACTGTAATAAATTATTCATTTTCCAACCCAACACCTAATGTAAAAGATCCTATGTTTATCAATTTGAGAATAAAATCAAACAACACTGACATATACAAACATGTTGCGTCATCATTAAATAATATTGCTCGTACTAAAATATATTGCGATTTGACAAGCGAATTGACACCGCCTCCGGCAGTTAAAATAGATAAGATAACCAGATTCTCAGATATTATGGGAAAACTTATCGTTTGCATTGATAAAACCATCGTTCGTAATTACAAAGATTATATTCATTGTGATGAAAATGTGCGTAACTGTTACGATCTAGATGATTATACTAACATAGAAACCGGTAGCGAAGAATTAAATTTGTTAAGATATAATGAAGTTATGGATCAATGTACTATACCAATTAATATAGCAAATGATGATTTGACAACAGATATTAAAACAATGAAATTTGTTGTACCAAATACAAAAAATGACTTTTCTGCAAATCCTAATTACAATGATTTTGTATTAAAATATTCTTGCCAGGATGTAGCATACAGATTTTACAAAAGGGATGTTGAACTAGATTTGTACGAAAACTTTTTCAATGATAACAATAGTGCTTTTGTTCCATTATCGGTCGCGATATCATATTTTAAAAAAATGAATGATTAAATGTATAATAAAATATATGTATTTTATATAAAATACGAAATACATATATGGTTAAACAAAATAGGAAATTTAATTCACAATTACCAATTAATAAAATATACAAAAAATTTTCTTCTGACATATGTGACAATAATATGACATTTCATGATTGTGAGATTGAAATATTAAGGCATTCTGTAGAAGAAAGTGAAAAACTAAGTGGATCAAAAATAGCAAATAGTGACGAAGTAAAGGATTTATTAAAAATAGTAGAAGATTTTATTATTCGTAAAAAACTCATTTGTTATGGCGGAACTGCAATTAACAATATATTACCCAAATTTTCTCAATTTTATAATCGTGATATTGAGATACCAGATTATGATTTCTATTCTATGAATGCATTAGAAGATGCCAAAGAATTAGCGGATATTTATTACAAAAATGGATACATTGATGTAGAAGCCAAAGCTGGAGTTCATAGAGGAACATTCAAAGTATTCGTAAACTATATCCCAATCGCCGATATTACTTTTTTAAATTCGGGTGTTTACAAATCTATTATGAAAGAGGCAATTATTATTGCGGGTATACATTATGCACCACCTAATTTTCTAAGAATGGCTATGTATTTAGAGCTATCAAGACCATTAGGTGATGTATCCAGATGGGAAAAAGTATTTAAACGTCTTTCATTATTAAACAAACATTACCCTTTAAAGACAACGAAAAATTGTAGTGCTATTGATTTTGGGAAAAAAATAGATAAAAACTCCAGCGAATCTGAAAAAATACATACAATTGCCAAGGATTCATTCATAGATCAAGGAGTTGTATTTTTTGGTGGATATGCTGCAACTTTGTACTCAAAATATTTACCAGATAATGAAGTAAACTTTTTAAAAAAAATACCTAATTTTGACATTTTATCCGAAGAACCTGACAAATGCGCAACTATACTGAAAGAAACTTTAACCAGGGAAAATTACAAGAATATAAAATTAATAGAACATCCTGAAATTGGAGAGATAATACCTATGCATGTTGAAGTAACTGTAAATTCAGAAACTCTGGCGTATATTTACAAACCTATTGCGTGTCATAGTTATAATAAGATTACTGTTAATAATAAAGAAGTTAAGGTTGCTACAATTGATACTATTTTGACGTTTTATTTAAGTTTTTTGTACATTAATAATAAATATTACAATAAAGATCGGCTATTATGTATGGCCAAACTTTTGTTTGAAATTGAAAACAGAAACCGATTATCCCAAAAAGGATTATTAAAAAGGTTTTCATTGGATTGTTACGGAAAACAATTAACATTAGAAGATATAAGATCAGAAAAAGCAAAAAAATATAAAGAATTATCATCTGAGCGTGGAAGTAAGGAATACAATATGTGGTTTTTAAAATATGAACCCATAAAGAAAAACCAGACTAATATGAATAAGGAAGAAATAGAAAAATCTATTTTAGAAGAACCTGAAAAACGAATGATGAAAATTCAAAAACCAAAGATAGATAGGAAAAAAAATAAAAAAACTAAGAAAATACCGACACTTTTACGTATTCTACAAAAGAAATCAAATACTAGAAAAAACAAATCATCGAATTTTTTATTCTAGTAATAATTATATACAATGAAAAAAACTATATATTTATCGGTTTTAGTAATTTTAATTATATTTTTTATTCTATTTCAGATATACTTACATATGGATAGAAAGACTGTGGAGGGCTTACCTGTCTTGAAAGAACCGGTACCAGAATCAAAAATACAACTTAGAGATGCACTTGTACGATGGATGAACACAATTGATACTGTAACTATAACTACTGACTCGGATGTAAAATCCAAAGGTTCTCAAAAATTCGCATTTGGTATTACACAATTTTTTTCTTTAACAGATGTCAATAGTGGAAAATTAATTGATTTAACACCTTTGCAAAATATATTTTTGAATATTGTCAAAATTGACATTACTACTCTTGATACCCAATCATATGAATCTATTTTGTTAAAAAATAATCAAACATTTCCAGGTAAAGTAGTGGTTAAAGGAGCAAATCCTGCGAACATAAATTTTAAATATTTGATTAATTATTATTATACTTTTTTAACTAGAAGTTTAAATGATTTGATGGTAGTAACTGATAATGACTATAGGTTGAGGTCTGGAGGAAAGACGTTTAAAGGCCCCGAGTTTCTTAATAATTTCAATATTGATATTGATGGTAATACAAGTGGGGCAAAAAATGCGATTGCTGTGCTTTTTCAAAACGTCGTTGCTGTAGGATTATTAAGTACCAATAATGATAAGAAAGTGGCAGACAGATTGGATTTATACAATGGAATGCTTCCTGTATCACCAATTACATTAAAAACATCTTACACATCTACTATGTAACGGGTAACGTCTAATATTTATTTACAATAACAAATAAATATTACATTTAGCTTATTCAAATTTCACTAACAAAATTGGTAAATTTAAGCAGAGAATAATATAATCCGCCAAACACGACACTTTTAAATATCAACCCACTAAAATTAAAATTACCATCTGAATTATAGATTGATAAAAAGGATAATTTTTTAAATATCATTGTATTTACAATTGGTAATTGGAAAAAGAAAAACAATAACATAACAAAAATAGGGGTTTGGAATTCTGTTAAAAGTATATCCAATTTCTTTTCCTTCCTGTTTTTCTCTTCATAATCTCTCAAATTTTTTTCAGTCATATCCTCATGCTCTCTAACGTAATCTGATTTTTTTACAGGTTGAGGTATATAATTAGGAGTTATTTGTTCATCATGGTTATAGTGCGATTGATCATTCGGTATATCCCTAGATGGTAAACGTTGCTGTTGTAATTGTTGAAGTTGCATTTTTTGGTTTTCAGATATTTGGGGTAACTGTTGTTGTAAATGCTGTTGTTGTGGAGGAGCCATAATTGGATTTTGAGCTGATATGCCATAAGGGTTTGCATGAATATTTATTGGAACATAAGTTCCTTGACCAACCGGCTGCTGCTGAGAAATTGTATTTGATGGTCCACTAGTAATATCTGGTAAATCTACTATTCGAGTAATATTTTCCATTTCAACTATACAATATTAAACAACTAAAGATTGTATAGTTTGACGAATTTATTTTCAAAAGAAACCGTTTTGTTTAGTATTGCTCTCATTAGGATCTGAAACATCTACTATCCTTTTATGAGAGTCACACTTTGATGGTGTTAATGAATATTTGTAGCATTTATTATCATATTTATATATTTTACCATCGAATTCACTTAATATAGGTCCATTAAACACTAAACAATTTCTATCTTTGCATACTTTATTAAACAAACTTGCTAAACCTAGTCCTAATATGGCTGATATGCAAAAACGACCTATAGTTGTGTCCAATAATCTTTTAACATTCATCTTTTGTATTATACATTATTATAATATAAAATTGTAACAAAAATTAATATTGTACAGGAACCTTTGATATTTTACTTTCATCTTTGGGGCATTTTATTTCTTCTTGAACAAAAGAAAAACAGGTATCAGTCTTATCTTTGTATAATAGAGCATCTACATTTTCAGGTGTGGGATATACGTATATTTTACGTGTGTCTGAAACTGTCATGTACACAGCAAATAGTCCAAATGCAAAACTTAATAAAAATACTGTAAAATTCACGTACTTAAAGAGACCCATTTGTATTATAAATAGATAAAAATTCTTATTTCTTCATAGTTTTATTCTTTTTCTTCATTCGCGAAGCATCCTTTAACGCTTGCTTAAAACTGTATTTTGAATTTTTGGCCCTACCTTTATTAAATACGTCAGTTACTAAAACATTCCAATCCTTCAATGGGCCACTCAATTTGCGACCCTTTCTAGATTTACCACCACAATTCATTTTTTTACTACCCTTTTTCCCTCCTAATGTTTTTACAAAGAGAACATCGTTATTTTTAAGACCCACTGGTGGTGTTCCACCTGGTACAGGTAAAGAACTTGCTGTTATTTGAGGAGCTGGATTTCCAGTTGGGGGAATTGGATTAGGACCTTGACTTGCTGGATTGCTAGCCATTTAAATTAATTAATATATATTACTAAACTATATTTTTACAAACATAAAAAATAAAAATATTGTTAACTAAATTAATCTAATAAATCTACCGTCTAAACGAAACGAGTCCATGGTTTTAAATAGGAGTGACATCTGCCACAATAACAGCAACATCATCATACATATCGTCGCTGTATCGGTTGAACTCAACTTTCCCGTCTGGATGTGTCACTTCCCATGTTTGCATCCATCTGCCAGCTGCCTTTCCGCAAAGCTGTTGAGCCGTCTTTGTCAAGATCTCCTCAATATCCTCCGAAGAATTCCACATGTGCATATCCATGAAACCGTCGCTACCCAAAACAAACCGATACGATGAACCTGGCTCATAGATTATGCACTTTCTCTCTGGTGCGTAACCCGTCAACGAATTGTGTCCTAGTGCCTGAGTACATGCCAGTCTTCGTCCGTCGTCATTTTTACCTGGAAATGCCATATGCACAGAGTCAGTAACAACCAATTGGTTTTTGGAAACCATCTTACTGTTAGTATTGCGATCAGTTGAGACTTTGAACCCCATATTTGTCATGCGTGTTACCTCCTCCGCATTGTGACAATTGTGTTCCTTACTTAGGTATTCCAGCTTCCGGTCTTTGAAAACAGCCACTTGAGAGTCCCCTGAGCTGAAGCAGATTGCGTATTTACTGTAGAACTTCACAATGACAACGGTTGCCCCTGAAGATTCGTACTGCTCTACGCATCCAGATGAGTCAATGTGGAGAACAAATGCCTCAACTGGATCAGCAGTCCCCATAAGCTTAGCCTTTTTCTCTATAGGAATATCTCTGATGAACCTTATACATGAGTTCGAACCGTGTCCATCGTTAAGGATCACCCAATCAAACTCCTCACCTGACTCTACGTCAACGCCATGTCCGTGCTCAACGTAGTCCTGTCCCTTGCATAACTGCCTGGTCGCAGTCTCAATTTTGACGGCGTAGCCATAATCCATCATCATTGCTTTAAAAGACTTTGAGAAAATGTAATAACTACTATAAATCGTAAAAAGATTTCAATTTTTTATGATTTGTTCTAAATAAATTGGTTTTATTTTTATTTCTTCTTTTTATTCTTCTTCTTCTTTGTAGAAGTAACTTGATCATTTGACTCGTCCTTTAACAAATCAGGATGTATAAACGAATTAACACTTGACTTTTCTTGGGGTTCTTCACCATCTAAACGGAACACGAAATTATTAGGAGTTTCTGTAGTATCTAATGAATAATTTGCTGCAATTTTCTGTTGTGCTTCAATACGCTGACGAATTTCCTCTTTCTTTTTCTCTATTTCTTCGGCTTGCATTTGTTTCTTTAACTCCATCTTTGACTTTATCTTATCACGCATAGATGACTGTTTTGTCAATCTATCTAGTGCATTAGTATCTAATTTTACATTCTTACCCATTCCCATATTCTTAGCCATATTTTTGAACATTTCAGTAAATTGCTCTTGTCCACCCATATCTTTCATCTTACCTAAAATATCACCTGCTTCTTTCATTAACTCTTCACGTGAAATATCACCATTCTTCATTTTAGAATCGAGTTTACCACCCACTTTCTTCATTAAATCCATAATCTTTTTAGGATTTTTCATCAATAACTTAATCACATCTTGGGTATTGGTTGCATTCTTAACATCTTCTCCAACCAAATTTGTAAATTCGCCAGATAATTCTTCAGCCATTTCTTTAGCTAATTTACCAATTTTACCGTCAAATAATTGCTTCAAGTGATCCTGAATGTTTGACATGTTAGGAATGTTTGCTCCATTCGTTCCACTAAAACCATTAGTCATGTTCTCAAACATATTTTTGAAATGTTCGTTTGGATCTGTGCTGTCACTTGTACCTTCACTTGTACCTTGACTCGTACCTTGCTCATTTTCACCTGCAGTTTCTTGAGTTGATTTACTTTGCTCCATTTTACTAAAAAAATCTGTCATACCGGACATCGTTTCCTTCAACTTATCTTGTAAATCTCCTTCGTCTATACCTTGAAAAAGATTCAATGTGTCACCAAAAGTGGATTTATCTTTTATTCCACCAATAATAGTAAACAATAACAATTGAAGATATTTCCACATAGTTTTCTTCGTGTTCTCAGTAACATCTTCGCAATTAAATAATAATCTAAAACTGACATTTGGTAAAAAATAAATATTAATTTCGCTTTCAGGTTGAAACATTTCATCATTTTGATAAATAATATCAAAAAAACGTTCTGGATAAATCTTTAAACAATACTCAAACAAATATTTCAGCTCTTCATCTGATAATTCTGGATCATTCCACTTAGACCATAAATATGAATAATCAGAATATGTTACTGACAAGTCATTAGTAAAATCTGCAACAACCGAACGAAAATTAGGAGGTACTTCTATTTCCATTATTTATACTAAACAATAATATATTTTTTATCTTGTTTGAACATAATATAATAATTGTGTTATAGAAAAAAGGTAGTAAATTATTACGTTTTATAAACCATTGAACATTATAAACCGCACTTTGTGCGGTTAGTGTTCAATGACAACGTTACCGATAAATCAATTAAGACGAACACAAAGTGTGCGAACTTAATTGTTCATCGGTGTAAAATTAAATGTGGCTCATACTTCTCATTGTGTTTACTACACCAGGAGTAGCAAAGCATGTTGTATTACAACTCTCTGGAATATACATCTCTAGTTGATCTTCAGGTAAATAATCAATGTCATCACCAAACAAATTTCTAAAAACTGTAGTATCGTACCTTGAAGTAAATCCACATTCATTGTATGTAGTAAATGTTGTCTCATTAATTTGATCTTCCTCTATTTCTAGAGAAAGTTCAGGACTTCTACTTCCAATTGATTAAACGTCGTCTGCGTTATTTGCTCTCAAAAACTCATCAACATCCTGAAAACTGTTTGTATTTGCTCTAACAAGCATTGGGCGTGGTGGATATTGAGGTGTTCTTGCCAAAGCGTTTTGTCTTTGAAACATAGGTTCAGGATAAGCTGGTATGTTATCAGAATCTTGCGTATCATTAGTATTATAGGTTCGCTGTCTACCTTGGGAATTGCACCTAGCCGAAGCATACATAACTCCATGTTGTCTATCGAACGTGCGATAAACAACTGAAATGTCATCGCAAAGCATTTTCAACAGACCATCTTCTCTTAGATTATTAATACGCATATACTTACGAATTGTTTTAAAAGCTTCGATTAACTCCTTTTTGTATTGGATTTGACGAGACCTACTGTCAATCCCCTGCTTGGCCTCGAAAAGCAACTCCTGTATCTTTTGACGAAATGCATATTTAGTAAGATCCTCATTAAAATACGGTAGCTCTGTATCACCGTCTATCAGATCCGGAATAGAACAAGCAACATCCAATAGTCCATAATCACGGTTGTAATCTTCGTTTTTTTCAGTTTCTGCAGAAGAACATTGCTCACCATAAATCGAAACAGTTACTGTCTCCGGATAACGCGTACGAATATGATAAATCTTCTCTATCTCACTAATAATAATAGGTTCCTTTATCGATGTTGTCCATTCATCCGTAGACCAGTCATAAATAGACCCACCTTCAACCAAAAATTCTGCATTTCTAATAGCTGGATAAATAAACTTATGAATTGTCTCACCATAGATAAGTGCAGTATTTTCCATATTGTCAACAAACTGATATTCCGCATTTTTCTTTGATCCACACTTATTCAAAAGCTCCACATTATGTTTCAGTCCAAATCCCACAAACGTATTATAAAAATCATCATCAACATATCTTACTAGTTCGTCAACTGCAATAACTCCAGTGCTAGCTTCACCGTCCGTCATAAATACATGACCGATTTGATGTTCAGGAAATTCATTTTTGTATGATGTTAGAACAGTATTTGCTGTCTGTAGTGCCAAACCAATGTTAGTAGAACCCTCTGGTCTCAGATTTTTTATAATTTTTATTAGATCATCTACATTATCAGGAGTTACCATAACCCTTTCGATCGTAACATCTACAATTGTATTAAAACTATTAACTTGAACATACATCTCCGTATCTAACTTAGCTAAATAGCCCATCATGTTGACGAAAGTTTGAATAACATGGTCTAGCTTACACGCATTTCCGGATGCATAATCTGCCATAGATCCAGTTTTATCAATGGTAAAGAGAAGAAAGGTGGGAGTCTTCACAATCTTTGTTTTAGATACCTTTGCACTAACAATACCAAAATACTCACTACTAGGAAAATCAGTGAGTGGAAGAGTATCCTGATTTCTGTGAATCAAGATATCGGAAGACAAAATAGAGCAAGACATTCTTACAAAAGAGAGCAAATATATTATAAATTATAATTAAAATATATTTTTCAATTTTTTACAACCTTAATTTTCTTCCAAGTCTCTCAAAACTGATTCTACACTTTCCAATGCGCCTTCAACCCATCCTTGTTTCAAACTAATTAACTCTCCAACAACATACATGTTTTTGTAGGGCCTTTGAGCATCAAGTATAAACTCTTTACGATTATTATATTCTCCTTTGATCGGGCTGTAATAATGAGTACCTGTATCCCAATAAAAATCAACCATATCTACTAGTTCTAATTTGTTTTCAGGTATATCAAGTGCTATTTCTAATAACTGACATAAAACATCTCTGTTTTCTACAGTATTTTCTATGTATTTTTCCAAAGTTTTTGCTCCTTTATTGTCAGTATAAACAATCATGTAAATACCCTTATCCACATTCATAGGGATGATTTTGTGAATAGGACCTGGCACTACAGTTGTTTTTGAACACTTTTCTTTCATTATTTCTATAGAAGACGGTGAGAACTTTCCGTACATACGTAAGAAATGCTGACCCTTTATTTGGTTATAAATAGATTTATTTGGTAACAATTTTTTTAGACTATCTATAGTTGTGGCGATAACAACTTTTTTTGTTAAAAAGGATTCTCTATGACTAACAATTTCATATTGATCATCAGAAATTTTGTTTATTTTTGAAACATTACTTGATAACCTTATATTCTGCGATCCAATTTCTTTAGATAATGCAGCAATCAACGAATTCCATGAAAACCCATATCCTGCCCAATCAGAATAATTGTCATCAAAACCATAATGAAGTAATGTATCTGTGCAACACTCATTTTCATAATCTGTATATCCGGCACATATAATAAAGTTCTCATAAGCATCTCTCCCAAATTCCAAATTTAATTTAGGTTTAGCATATTGATGAAATGTTTTGGATCTGTCAGTAGAGTCGTTATATTCTCTTTTTAAGAAAAGAAACATTTCTTTCACCCGACAAGATGGATGAATTGTATCCGCATATTGGGAATTTACCATAAATTCATGAAATGGAACATTAAGTTCTTTTAATAATTCCATCAATAAAATATCCTTTTTCTTTCTTCCTATTCCTGCTCCTATAGGTATAGATTCACCATGAAATTGTACATTTCCAGCTCTTCCACCTAAATGGTCATTTCCTTCCAAAAGTAATATGTTATGTCTTGGATTCATTTTTCTAATTTTATAGGCATAGTATAGCCCTGCCATACCGCCACCAATAATAATTGTATCGTAAATCATATATATTATAGTTATAATTTAATCTTTTTTATCTTTTTTTATCTTATATTATGTGTATTATTGAACTAACTAATGATGAAATAAAAACATTAAAAAAAATAGCAAAATTACTTTACAATAATCCTTCTACAGATCAAGAATTATTTTGTAAAGAAGCAAAAACACTTTCCAGTTTTATTCCTTTACGTATAAAACATGAATTAGTAAAGTTTGCTAACCATGGCTCTGAAACTGGTTTTATAATAATAAAAACAATAAATATGGAAAATATTTCATTGCCAATTACGCCTCCTAAAAATTATTACAAAATTGGAGAAAAAACATTATTAGCTAAAATACAAAGCATTCTTATTCAATTTTTTAGCGAAATGATAGCATATGAAGCAGAATGCTACGGGCAATTATTTCAAGATGTTGTTCCCATAAAAAACATGGCTAAAAATCAAACTAGTATGGGTAGTGAAGTAGAATTAGAAATACATACTGAACAAGCTTTTTCTGATTTGAGACCCGATTATCTTAGTTTAGCGTGCTTACGTGGTGACGATAATGCATTTACTTATATTTTACCAATTAAATACATCATTGATAATGTAAGTAAAGAAGAATTTGAAATTCTACGCAAGCCAAATTGGAAAACTGATGTAGATCTATCTTTCAAAATCAATGGGCACCAATTTATAAAAGGCGACACACGTGGACCTATGCCAATTATTAATGGTGAACTAGGCAACTTAAATTTACAATTTGATCAGGATTTGATGAAAGGAATAGATGATGACTCTGAAAAAATGGTACTCAAAATTACAGATATTTATTACAAGCATAGAATTGCATACAATTTAAAAAAAGGAGAAATAATATTTATAGATAATCGTAGAGCTGTTCATGGACGTTCTACTTTTTATCCAAAATTTGATGGTAATGATAGATTTTTAATCCGCTGTTTTTCTACTCTAGATCTGAACAAAAGTGCTTATGCTAGAAAAAATGATGGACGTACTGTTTCTGCTATATATAGTTAATTAAAAAAAATCATCCCATCAAGCAGTATAAAAAATATAAAACCACAAACGAATATTAATATAAAAAATATAAACAGGCATTTTTTACATCTATTATAGCATATTTTGTAACTGTCACAGTTTCTTACAGGTTGTTGCTCTAGAGGAACTGCTTCTGTGCAATCATGTCCATCATCTATTATTATCGCGTCCATTACATGTATTACATCATTGTGATAAATTGGACTTACAATCATTTCATTATTAAATATAAATAATTTATATTTAATTGTTTTTAACTAATGGTTTAGTAATTGGATTTATTCTATTCAATAATTTCTAAATCTATATTAATAATGTATCATAATCATGCGTTTGCTATTGAAAAACTTAAAACAGATTTCGATAATATTCTCACTTTAAAAAAAGAAATAACTAAAATAAAATTAGTTGTTAGTGAAAAATTATCTGAACTTAAGATTCAATACAATGAATTGGTAAAAGTAAATGGTAAAAAAATCTTTTTGTTTTGTCTGGATTCATTTTATTTTCAATATAAAACTTTTTCTATGGAATTAGAACATATTGATCGATCACGTTCTCTTATAAATAATAGAACTTACTGTGATTATTTTAAACTTTATAATATCATTATTTCATTCGTTAAAGAGAACAAATCGGATTTAGATATAAATGAATTTGAACTCAAATCTTATCCTGTATATAAGGATTTGGAACCGTTTCAGGAATATAAATTGGAAGATATAAAGGATGTACACTCAAATATATTATTATTAATTAATAAATTATATCTTCAATTAAACAATAAAATGGAATCAGTCGATCAATACAATGAAAATCACCGAATAGGGTTCTCTATCTCTAATTTTTTAAACACATTGCAATATGAAAATCGATTATTAGAACAACAAATTTCTCTTTATTTAAATTATGTATCCTTTTTCCACATATCACAGAAAAGACAGCTGAATCGTCTTTTTATAAAAATGCAAGAATTTTATAGAGAGATAGATGAAAATATAAATATAAATCGTACATTTACAATTGAAGATATTGGAGAACAAGAAAAATTACAGCGATTTTTTGTTATAGGCGAAGATGTTAGAATAGATAACATTTTGGAAGATTCTGAATTTTTACATGAACAAAGTAAGCTAATTACGAAAAAAGTTGTGGATGTATCATTAAATATTATCGATCCATCTCTCAATGTAGACCTTTCGTCAAACTCTATTGTAAAGGAAAAGGAAAAGAAAAAATCGAAAGCTGAAAAAATTGAAATAAACACCTAATCATAATTATAGATTATAAACTATAACTATGGTAAATAATGATAATGTTTTGCCAAGAAATTCTAGGATTATTGCAATTCATCTTTTATCAATGATACCGCCCGAACAACAAGAATTCAAAGAAGAATTATTGCGTTACATTAGGGATTGTTTTTACAAAGCACCTGAAGTTTTACTAGGCCGAAGTTGTTGGATTGATTTAGAAATTATAATGAAACGGTATATTTACGACATAAATGATGAATGGAAACAAAAAATGATAGACGTGTATGTAGGTAAAACAATTTTGGAAAATGTATGATTATATATTATAATAATAATATGAATTTACATAAGATTTTAATTTTTTCATCTTGCTTATTCTTGTTACCCTATTTAAATATTGTATTGTTTATTGAAGAGACAACATCAAACTTTTATGAAAAATATATGTCAATGTTATTAGTTTGTAATTTCATATTTTCTGTATTGTTCTGGCATAATCCAATAAGCAAATCAATAATTCATAAGATAGATGGTTTTTTTGCAAAGCTTTCAGTCGTTACTGTTTTCTTGTACGTTGCGTTTATTAAAGATGTAGATCCTTATAATGAAAATATATTCTTTTTACTTTATTTATTCTTTATAAGTTTTGCAAGGTTAAGCAACAAACATTCCCGTAAGGAATGGTGTTCTAATTCTCACATATTTTATCATTTTCTGATGCATTTATCTGGTATTTTTGGAGGAATAGTTGCATTCTTATAAATTTAAATTTTTCTAAATTGAATTTTCTAACTATAATGTAGAAAGTGTAATGACAAAATCAGTAAGTGACAGAGATTCTGTTTCCAGTGAAAATAAAAAAACTCGTTCAAATGCCGATACGAATGTAGAGAATATGGTAAAAAAGGTTCATTGGTCTGAAGAAAATGAGAAAATCTTAGTGGAATGGTGTGATGTAGCACAATGTTATAAATGGTTGAATTCTCGAGCACATGCTAAGTTTGCATATATGCATGCTTGGTTTACCATACCGGCTATTGTTTTGTCCACTGTTAGTGGTACTGCTTCATTCGCACAAACAAGTTTACCTTTACAATATCAAACATATTCTCCTATGGCGATTGGAGCAATAAATATTTTTATAGGTATTCTTACCACCATCCAGCAATATTTGAAAATATCTGAATTAAATGAGGGACATCGCGTTTCATCGATTGCATGGGATAAATTTGCACGTAATATTCGTATAGAGTTAGCCAAGATTCCAGACGAACGTATGGATGCCGGACCATTTATTAAATTATGTCGTCAAGAATTTGATCGTCTTATGGAAACAAGTCCTATGATTCCGGAGAAAATTACACATGAATTTAATACAAAATTTAAGGGTAAAGATGAAGAAAGTATCCGTAATTTTAAGAAATTAAAGAAACCTGATATTTGCGATACGATAGTTAGCGTTAGTGAAGTTCGTAATAAGTGGTATTTACAGGGCAGAGATGATGAATCTGAAAGTGACGGAGATAGTGTAATTTTAGAAGAGAATTTGATTGCAAAAAACAATTTAATTGAATTACAACAACTAGCAATAAAAGAAAAAGATGAGGAAATTAAAAAGAAGCATAAGGAAGACGCTGAAAAATCTAAAAAAATGTTTGACGAATTAGAATCATTGCGAAAACAAAGTGAAGTTAATCGAATGAAATATGAAATAGATCTCGTAAAAATAAAAAAATATATTAGTTCATTTGAAGAAATGTTCAGTAGAAAACCTTTACGTGATGAGATTTATGATAACGTAAAAGATGAGGTCGATATTAATTCATTAGATGACTTTTTAGAAAAATATATGAATGATGATTTTGTATAACGATTTTATAACTCTGTGAATAGCAGTTTTGATTTCACAGCCCAATATGTGATGCCATTCTCTTTAAATTGTATACATGAAAAGTTTTCATAATTAGCTGATGTTTGGTTTGTTTCTTTCATGAAATCAGATAATTTCTTTTCGCCATTTTCTATCTCCGTTTTGTCATCTAAAAATAACGCATATCTTTTTACCTTTTTAGCTCCACTAAAAAAGCTAAAAAACGATCCTGTACTGGCAATAGGTTCTTTAGTAAATAAATATACGTTTCCAAAAACTTCGTGATTAATTTGCGTATCAATTTCTTCTGTAGACGAATCTGATACAACATTTTCATAAGATTTTCCATTATTTTTACATAAATATAAAACAACTGGATTTTCTAGTGTATTATTGTCTTCATCTTTTAAATCTAACAATATTGGTTCACTTTCAAATAATTTCACTACAGAATCATTAACCGAATTATTTATTATTTTTTTTCTGGTTGTTATTTCATCTATTAAAGCTAATTCTGATCCGGGTCTTGATTTTATTTTTTCACCTACATTTTCGTAAACTGCATAAATTACATCTTCTATTTCAATGTAACCTTTGTAATTAGTTTGTAATTCTTTGAAATTTGCATTTATTAAGTCTGTGCATTGAGATAAAAATATTTCTTCCACGTCTTGATCTTCATTTTCTCCACCTATGGTCTTAAATGGTTGAACTTCTACTAATTTATTTGGTGGTGGTTGAACTTTCTCAGGAATAGCTTCTACCGCTAGCTCAGGCATGGATTCTACAACTTTCTCAGGAACAAGTTCTACGACAGGCTCAGTAACAGGTTCAACAACTGGCTCAGTAACTGTAACAGGTTTAGCAACTGGCTCAGTAACAGTTATAGGTTCAACAACCGGCTCTGTAACATGCTCTTCAACAGGATCAGGAACAGGCTCTTCAAGAGGTTCAGGAACAGATTCTTCAACAGGTTCAGGAACAGGTTCTTCAACAGGTTCAGGAACAGGTTCTTCAACAGGATCAGGAACTGGTTCTACGACAGGCTCAGTAACAGTTTCTACAACTGGCTTAGTAACTGGAACAGTTTCTTCAACATGCTTAGTAACTGGTTCTTCAACTGGCTTAGTAACTGGAACAGTTTCTTCAACATGCTCAGAAACAGGCTCAGGAACAGGCTCAGGAACAGGTTCTATAACAGGTTCTTCAACAGGTTCAGTAACTGGTTCTTCAGCAGGCTCAGTAACTGGAACAGGTTCTTCAACAGGCTTAGTAACTGGAACAGGTTCTTCAACTGGTTTAGTAACTGTAATAGGTTCTTCAACTGGTTTAGTAACTGTAACAGGTTCTTCAACTGGTTTAGTAACTGTAACAGGTTCTTCAACAGGCTCAGTAAACGGAACAGGTTCTTCAATAGGCTTTTCTACAGGAACAGGAACAGGTACAGGTACAGGAACAGGTACAGGAACTGGCAAAGGAACTTCCTCAATTTTATCGTCTTCTACAACTACATTCTTAAACACAGCAGGATCAATACTTTTTTGTAAAAACTGATATGTTCCATTTCTATCTTCCAAATAAAATTCTAAAAAAGGTTTTTCTAATGTTTTGTTCATTTGATACAGAAAAACATTCAACAAATATTTTTTTTTAAGATCCCTATTAAATCCAAATTGAATCGACAAATCATCATTGTTTAAATAATGATATTCTTTTTCTTTTTGTTCTATTAATTTAATATCCTCTACAATAATCTCCTTATCATTATCTGTTTCGTCTTCATCATCATACAACGTTGCACTAACTAGATCTTCACTATTCAAATATTCACTAACTGATTTCTTTAATTTGCTATTTAAGAAAGACATATAATAATAATAGATAAAATAAAAAATTGATTATAAACATAAATCATCTATTTATCTTAAAGCAAGTAATCATGTCGCATTCAGCAGAATATATTCATTTTATCAAATCCTTTTTGGTAAATTCTTGTTACATGCAATATTGTAACGAAATAAATAAATTGACAGACCCGTCAAATTACGTGTTTGAGTCAAATCTGTTGTATTACAAGAATCACAAGTTTGTATGGGACAATGTATTTTCAACAATAAACACCAATAATTTACTCAAATATTACATTTATTTGTCTAATAAGATGGAAAAATACGATCAGAACCGTCTTTCAAATGTTTATGAACAAATTACATTTCAAGAGTATGTTGATTCGATGGTCAATTTCAATGAAATCGGCTACAGAGAGCATCAAAAATTCGTTAGATCTATGCAAGATGTCAAGTTTAAGAACAACATGTTCAACAAGTATCAAAAAAACAGTGATTTAAAAACAGTAAAGAATCACATTGTTTACATTATAACTCTTCATCTTTCAAAGAGATCCAATTTTATAGGAATTTACAGTGAGCAAGAGGAGAGTGACATGGATATTATGATAGACGCGATTCCCTATTTTAATTACATATCAGAAAATGGTTGGTCAATTGATCAAATAGAATCGGGTGAACTCCATACGGATGAGAACCAAAGTATTAGTAAGATTAATATAAATTTATTGGAAACAAAAGTTTTACAGCAAATCAACAGAGCATTTTGTATAAATTAAATTCAAAAATAATATAAAGGATAAACATGAATATTATATAAGTTAGAAGCAATATACTAATTTTAAAAGCTCCCGCATTTTTTAATGTCTTTCGACGAAGGATTTCAATACTACAACGATGAGGAAGATGATGAAGGGGAATTTGTTATGTTTAATGCCAGAGATGGATTTGCAGACGATTCCACTGATTTTTCATCAGTTAGTACTATTAGAAAGAAGCAAAGAAAGCAATACGAGGAGTTGAAGCAAATAGACAAGGGATATCATAAGATAAAGATAGGTGATAGATTCGACAAGTCTCAGATTGAGCTTTATTCTACAGGTGATGCCCCAGGAACTCTAGTCCGTGATGCGGTAACTGGATCAAGGTACAAGGAATTCAGAGTAGGAACTCTTTACGAACACCTTTTTTACAAGGCCAAGCTAGTTTGTGGAGTTAAAAGTACAGAATCAGTAACATTCTTTTTTGATAGCCCAGAACAATTTGAGCGTGTTTTAAAGACAACTGTTAGTCAGCTAGCTAAAGAAAGGTGGACAAACAAGTGCGCTGAAATTAAAACCCGGTTTACCAATTAAGATAATTATAAAAAAGAACAATTAATATAATGATTTAAATTTATCATTTTATTAATATATAAATGTGGAAGAGCTTTTTTTTAAGTATGTTTTTACAGTCAAGGCGATTTATTTATACTTTTAATAATGCTTATTCATATAGCGATTTTTTATCAGATGGTAAAAATAGATATGTTTCTAATTATATAGGTGATGGCTGCGATAATAGATACAATTATTCATCGAAAGATTTGGATAACGAAGTACTTATAAATATTACAAAGTTCAATATACAAGCAGAATTATTGAGGAAGTTAGAAAATAATTTTACATCAACTCCTGACAAATTAAAGCATATTGAACAATATGATAAGATTTTTAAAGATTCTTCTATTGCGAGTAACTTAAATGAAGGTGATTTGTACAAAGATTGGACGATTGACTTTGACTTAGAAAAGAAATAAAGAATATTATCATTAATATATATATATATATGTCAATTCCTATATCTGCTATAGCTGTATTTAATAGTAAAAAGGTAAAAGGTATAGTAAAATTTACAGAAGAATTAAAAACAGATTCTGTAATTATTGAAATTGAAATATATGGTCTTAAGAAAAATGATTTCCACGGATTCCATGTACATGAATGTGGAGACATGAGCGAACAATGTGAAAGCATGTGTGCTCATTTTAATCCTTTTAACAAATCACATGGTGGACCAGATTCCAAGGAAAGGCATGTTGGTGATTTAGGGAATTTAAAAACGGATGAAAATGGAATCGCAAAATGCAAAACTGTAGATAAAATGATCAAATTAAGAGGTACGAAATGCAATATAATTGGAAGAGGTCTTATAATACATGCTGATAAAGATGATTGTGGTGAAGGCTCTTTTCCCGATAGTAAAATTACAGGTCATGCGGGAAAACGCATCGCATGTGCTGTAATTGGATATGCCAAAATATAAAACGTTAGTATTTTGTTTTTCATCTTAAAAAAATATGTTTTTATAGTATAGAATATAGAATATAAATGCTTGACACTACTACCAATGAAGTTATACCTTATACTGCTTATGCAATGATAGGCGTTACTACATTAGTGTTAGCATATGCGACTTTATCAGACAGCACTAAAGTTTTGAACACAAATCCTGAAAATGAAGAACCTAATCAAAACGTACCTGTAGTTCCAGTTTCACCTATAATTCCTGTCTCCCCATTTTCTCCTGTACCTGAAGAAGTTCCAGTAGCCGAACCTGTTCCTGAAGTACCCAACCCTGTACCGGCACCAGAAAACAAACTAGCAGGTGGTAAAAAGAGAAAAAACAAATCCCTTAAAAAAAAAAGAAAATAAGCTAATTTAATTCTACTTCTTGTAAGTTAAAAAGTAATTCAACCTCAGGATAATTTGTTTTAAACAAATTATAGTGATTATGAACCCATGGTTTATGGCAAGCAAAACAAATTTCGGAGAAAACTTCATCTACGCTAAATGAGCATGCTTTTTTATATTCTGGTTTTCTGACAGATACGTCGCTATATTTTGTTGAAAAAAATAAATCTTCATATCTGTTATCATTTTCTTCTATGCTATTCCAGTCTCTTTTTTTAATAATTTCGAGCATTTTATTTTTGTTTCTTAAACTAAAACCACCGTTTCCAATAAAATCACAATTTGAAGTTGGTAAATAATTAGTAACTAACCAGGGTGATCCTACGTAATCATATTCTAAGAATGTATCTAATAAATATGCATTTTTTTTGAAAATCATCGAATCGGTTTGAAATACTAAAAATACATCAGTATCAATGTGATCATAAATTATTGATTTTGTTGTTAAGAGTTTACTGTATTCTATCAAATTTAAATTTTCAACCACTAAATCTACAGTATTAATTCTATTATCATACAAAAGATTTAATTTATTAATAATATTATTTGAATAATCAGCATTATTGATGCCATGAAATAGAACAATCTTCCATTCATTAGATAAACAATCACATACATTGTTTAATACAAATTCGAGTGCCTTATGTTTTCTGGGTTCTATAATTATAGCAGTATATTTATAATTCATATTAATTATAAATATAAAAACAACCTGGGTTTTAAACGATTTTCATACAAAATTGAAATTGTTTCAAATAAATCTAAGTATGACAAACAGTAACGAAATGTCCAATGAAAGAATTCATGAAATAATAGATGGAAATCTTATTTTGTTGCACCAATTAATAGATCAAATATGTTTTATTAATGGACCTATTGATTGTCTCTACATTTCAATTGGCGGGAAACTAAACAGTTCAACCGTTTCATTTAATAACAATGATGAAACAAAAAGAAAACAACAACGAACTAATTCTTTATATCAAATGCTTCCGTCATTTATTCAAAGTGATTTCGATAAGGAGAATATAGTTGTCATTGTAATTGATGATTTTTCAAAAATCGAATCAAGAATGAGTTCAAAAAAATTGTTGGACTTATTTGTCTGTGAAAACACAAATGTAATTTTGTTCGATAAACTATGTGATAAATCATTCCTAACAAAACTTGTAGATTTATTTGTAACTTTATGTGAAGAGTATCAGATTCCCAAAAAAGATTCCTATATTTGTAACTTTGTAAGACATATTAACATGCCAAATACAATAGAATATGCAGCTGAAGAAAATATTCCAAAGGTTATACAAAGATTACTCGATACAGAATATGATAAAAAATATTCTGGTTGTTTCTACCAATGGTTTGGTTACAGATATCATAGTTATAATTATATTTACAAATATGATAAGCACAATTTGTACGAATTGAAGAACTTTACTGTATTATTTGAAAATGTCCTTGACGGTAAAAATGTAGAATTTTTAGAAAACCAAGATTTTCTAGAATTTCTTGAAAACACGCTTGATTTGACAGAGTTTTATCGTAAATAGATACCTTAATTTCCCGCTAGTTTACTGCATCTAATAAAAAAATCGTTTATTTGTTTTTTATCAGCACCTATAATGATATCATCAGGGACATGTGATAAATTACCCTTTACATAACATAAAATAACAGGAACTCCATTAATAACACGTTTGGATTTTAAATATGAATACAAATCTATATTTTTATCTATATCAATTATTGCACATTGAACATCTGACGGTAATCTTTCAAAATATGATTTGACACCATCATTGATAGATTTACAAGGTTTGCACCATTCTGCTCCAAATTTTATTAAAAATATTCCTGGATTACTTTTTAATAAACCTGCGAAGTGGTTTCTATCTGAAATATCAGTTATTATTGGCAACGACGACATTATGTATTTAATGAACAAAATATAATTTATATTATAACGCTAAACATAAAAAATTGAAAACTTTTTTCTGAATTATATTTTAATTAAACAAGCAAAAAGAACTTTAAAACCGTTAGAAAAACGTTAGAAAACGTGAGAGAAATGTCCGCAAATCAGTTTTGGAATGATTGCATTGAGCCATGCTCAAAGGGTAACATTGCCGGTGTAAATGCCCTTTTACAAAAAATTACGCATATAGAATTCTACAGCGAGTTTATCGACCATTGTTTAGTTTATTCAGCTGCTAAATCACAGTGGAAGTTAGTAGAGCATTTGCTCAACTCTGGCGCAAATATTAACGCCAAAAGTCCTGTGGATAACAATGTCTTAATGTTTGCTGTGAGTAGGAATGACTTAAACATGGTAAAGAACCTTGTGGGTCGTGGAGCTGATGTAAATCAGCTTGTGTGGAATGGTAGTACGCCATTAATCTTTGCATCTATGCATAACTACATGAATATTTGTAAATATCTTTTGTCAGTAGGTGCTGATATTAGAATTAAGAATAATAATAATCAAGATGCGCTAGCTAATTACTTAGACGATTCAATTAACCTAGTAAGAGATGTTAACATTCAATCATACGGTAGATCACAATTGGAGAAATGGTGGAAAGATGGTCCTCATCCAAGTCAGATCTTACGCAGAAAAGAAGAAACTTGGCAGACCCGCAAGGCAATCATGATGTTTCTAGCTGAATCTGGATTTCGTCCCACAAAAAACACAAAGAATAATATCGATTTCGCAAAAACCCCTAGAAATGATGTACTTGGAAACACCGATTTATCTCGTATGATCGTTACATTTGTATAATTAGAAAAATTGAATACTTTACATCTTTTTTTATTGGTTTTATTCAATATGTCGTGTTTAACAAAACAGATTCTAATAAATAATTTACCATTACCAACTGATATTACAGAATACATAAAGGAATTCTGTTTTCAAGACATCATTATTCGAACAAAAGAGCAAAAAAAGATTGTTATCAAAAATATAGAGAAATGTGCCATACGTAAAATACCATCACGTTATGAGAATTTTATAAAGTGTGAAGTTTTGATTTACATGGAAACAATGAAAAATTACAAGGTCGTAAAAACATTTGTATGTACAGATTGTGGTCAAGTAAAAAAGAGTTATCATTTTCAACGACCAACCAAGATAATTTGTTATTGTCCATAAAAAAATAACCTATTATTTATATCAAGGGAATCATAATATGAAAAAAAGACAAAAAACTATGGTTGGCGGTGTTGTAAATAAAACATTAGGAAAAGATAATTTTGATTCATTATTCCAATTTATTAATCATCCGGGCTGCGAAATAACTAGTATTTCTTATAAATCACTAAAAGGTTTTGTTTTTAAACTTCATATTAATAATTTAGAAGAAAAAGATACTGAATTTTATGGGTTGAATAGCACAACGAATATATTTGATATACCAGTAGATACTATAATCATAAAATTAGCCATTTTGAATGAAGACGAAGATGATAAAGATTTACCAGATTACGAAGAAAAATACAATGAAAAAGGCGTTTCTGGGAAAGAAATGGAATCCCATGAAGATTTTAAGAATGAAGCAATTTTACAAAGTCAAATATATGAAAAAACGTTATCAAAAGGGCAGCCTATATGTCCTGCATTAATAGATTTTGCTGTATTTGACGCAACGAAAATGCGTTTTTTAGATTTATTAGAATCTAAATGTAATAATAATGATGAATCTAAACAAATGATTTTGTACATAAAATCTGCACTCGATGCTAATGATCATTGTAAATTAGGTATGATTTCTATGGAATCAGCCGCAACATATAAAACTTTTTACGATGTATATGATTTTATAGAAGATGAAAATACGATCGAAGATACTCCTTTAAAAAAACAAAAATTATGTGAAGAAGCTGTTTTTCAAATAATAAGATTGTATAATGAATGTAGGATAGTGCATTGCGATCTACATGGTAATAACATAATGGTTAAAAAAATAGAAGGTTCTGATAAATATAAAATTTTTGTTATAGATTTTGGAAGAGTTGTAAAAATAGATGAGTTAAAATTTAGTGAGAAATACAAAATTTTACAATATGGAATGAAAGTATTTAGGACTAGCTTTTTAAATCAGGTGGAAACTCCTAGAGGAAAAGGTGATTCACTACGTATACATTTAGATTATATTGATACTATTAAAAAGAATGGAGTTGTAGAATTTGATAAAAATTATGTAAAAACAATAATTCAATTTATTATTTCAGTTGATTATATGTATAATTATGAGAATTTTGAATATGAACAAGAATCAAAGATCCAAAATAATTATGTTGATGGAATAGATAGAGAGACTTCTTACAAAACTATTGTCAACGATTTAAACAATTATTATTCTTCTACAATTACATGTGATAGCACTAAGTACAAAACTTTACATCGTGATACCAGTTTTACTAAAAAAATTGCCCAATACAAAAGTTTATGTGATAAATTAAAAGAAACAAAAAGTATTCCAATTGAAACAAGAGATGTTATTAAAAACACTAGAAAAAGAGTATTATCAGCATCGAAACATAGTGCGAAGGTAGCAAAAATGTCTTCCTCTAAAAGAATGTCAATATCTCCTGCAAAGTCATCATCAAAAAAAAGAAGAAATCGTAGTAGTTCTAGGAAAAAAACTTTTTTCGATAAAGATTCTCCATAATATTTAAGAATCTATATTTTGTTTATTATGTATAATAAATAGCTTTATACATAATATAATGTCCAACCTAGAATCCCATAATCTTAATATTCATATGTATAAGTTATCAGAAATACTAGAACTTTTTCATTTATCTTATAATCCAACTTCTGAAGATTTGAAAAGAGCCAAAAAAACGGTTCTTATGACCCACCCTGATAAATCTGGTTTAAATCCAGAATATTTCCTTTTTTATAAAAAAGCATTTGATATTGTAGTTCGATTCTACGAGAACCAGCAAAAACAAAATCAGGAACTTCCTACTGAAGAACCAAAGTATGAAGCAATCAATATCAACGGAATTAATAAATCCGCTGTAAAACAGGTTAAATCAGTAGTGAAAGAAATGACTGCTAGTGAATTTAATTCGATATTTAATAAATTATATGATGATAACATGGCTGTCAAATTGGATTCTAGTCGTAATGATTGGTTCACAAAAGATGAATCCACGTACAAAGTCGACGGCGAAGTAAATAAACAAAATATGGGTATTATGTTTGAAAAAATGAAAGAGCAGCAAAATACTTCCGTATTATCCAGATACCGTGGTGTAGAGACATTACATACAAATCCTGGTTCTGGATCTAGATTGTACGATCAGGAAACGGATGAATATGTGCAATGCGACCCTTTTAGTAAATTAAAATTCGATGATTTACGAAAAGTCCATAAAGATCAAAGCATCTTAGCAGTAAGTGAAAAGGATATTAGCAAGGTACCTATATATCATTCTACTGAGCAATACATGCAAGCGCGCGGTCAACAAACGCTTAATCCATTGGACAAAACAGAGGCAGAAAGAATGCTTTCTCAGCAAGAGGAACAATTTAAACAGCGTATTATGCAAGAAGAATACAAATCCACATTGAGAACATTAGAATATGAACAAAAAAACAAGTCGATTTTATCTACTTTTTTACATTTAAAAAATTAGTTCTGCTTAAACTGAGCAAAATACCATTCTTTTTCCATGTCCAACATCAGATGTTTGTAATCAGTGTGTCGTTCTTCAATATCACTATAGTTTTCGTATTGAGTTACAGTAGGTGGTGTAATCATATACCAAAAATCTTGCATCTGTAATTTCTTCCAATAAATATCTAGGGCATATTTCTTCTTACCTTCTTCTGTAGGATTTTTCATTAACATACTGGCGCTTTCTTTAAAATTCTTTATTAAAGTATCATAATAAGATTTTTTTACAATGTATCCTGTTGTGGTTTGGCAATAAAAAACACGAACACAATTACTATTTATACGTTGGTAAGGTGGTACATTATTACCCCCAATAATAATCATATCCCACATGCAACCGTCCTCTTCGTGAAATTTGGTTAGGTTTTTTATCAGCAGTTTGGGATCCGTGAACGTAATATCATCTTCACAAATAAATACTTGATCATATTCACGTTGTTTGGCTAATTCTAAGCAACGAATATGACTTAATGTACAACCAATTGCTCCTATTTTTGCCTTAACCGCATTTACACGTTCACCTTCAATACCAACTTTTGCTAATTCAAGCTTTACATGTTCTAGCCTGTCTGTACGATGCTCTAAATTAATGTATAGTGTGTTTTTTAATAATTCCATTATATATTTAATTATTAAAAAAGTTTTATATTGTTAATGTTTATATTATTTACGTTTATTTTTAAGGGTTTTTCTACCACCTTTTCTTCCAAACAAACCCATTACTGAATTTACCATTCTTCTCACAGCACCGGTCTTTTGTACTTCTGCTGGTACAGGTGCGGATCTATGTCTACCAGGGGCAGAAGCTACAACTGGATCAATCCTACCTCTTCTAGATACAGTAATCCTGTTTTCGGGAGGATCAGGTGAAGGAATATTAAATCGTCTTCTAGCACTTTTTGCAGCTAACATAGGTGCTTGTTTTCTAGCTGCAGAAAATCTAGATCTGCTGTTTCTTACTTGTTCTCTATTCATTTTTTCATCGGTTTTGTTAGTCCATCTTTCATGCTTAGATATATCGGTGATTGGTTCAGGTTTATCTTCTGCTATTTCATTAAAATTAGGATTAATCAAAACTCGTTTTTTTGTTTTGTTATGAGAACTTGGTTTTTTCTTAAGTATAGATTTCAACGTAGACATTATATATTAAATACATATTTTATTTATAATTGTGAATTTCCTTCTAAATTTTTAATTTTTTCAGTTAGAGTTTCAATGTAAGTTTTTAATGAATCAATTTCATTTTGTTGTTTTTCAATGAGCTCTTTATAAGAATCATCTGACCATTTTACTGATTTTTTATCTTTAGATTCTTGAACTTCATCTATTTCTTCAACCTGGATATTAACAGATTCTGACGAATTCTCTATTTTTAATTTATTTGTAATAGGATTCGGTACATTTGGTTGTGTATTTGCAGAAATCGTTGGTATAGCTAATGGTAATGGTGCGTATTTTATAACTTCTTCTTCTCGTTCTCTTAAATGCTGTTTTATTAAATCTTCCATATTGGGTAGCGGTGTATCTTGTTTCTCTGAAAAATTAATTTCTTCTGGAACTTTCTTATCAAACAATGCATTATATTCACTCTCTTTCTCAGCATATTTGTTACCTATTTTGTCTACTTTGTTTTCAATTACAGAATATGATTTTAAAAATTGATTATTATCGTTTGCTATATTTACATTGCTAGGTAAGCTATTTGTATTAATTTGCTTTTGCGTTTCATCCATATCAACATTTTTTCGTCTTATGTCATTTACCATGTAAGTAATTGTCTGCTTGTTTATCTCAAACAACTCTGGTTTTGTAAATTTTCGATATTGATTCTCATTATAAAATATTCTTAAAATGGATTTAAACCACATTTCTTTGGTTAATTGTGATCTATTTTTCGCAAAAAATTCAGTTACATCAGGATTCTTCTGTATTACGTTCCATAGAGTATTTTGATTTTCAGTAGATATGTAAACAGTCATAGTAATAATATAAATTCCTTTGCATTTATATTATTTACGCGATTTTCTAGTTCTACGCTTTTTTGATTTCTTAGCTTTAGTTTTTCTTTTGTTTTTACGTTTTTTTGCTCCACCATCTATATCGTTGATAGATCTAGAAGCTATTTCTTCATTTGCTTTCTGTTTTTTTTCTTGATTTTTACGATCTTTAGCGACAGCAGCTGCAGTTTCAAAAACACTCTTGTATTTTACTTTTTGTTCGTCTTCTTCTTTTCTTTTCTTTTCTTCCTCTTCTTCCTTTGTTAAGTATTTTATAGGCATAAAGGAAAAGAAATCCTTATCGTTCTTAAAAAATTCATCAATAGGTACTTGTTTATCTTGCGGCGCACCTACATTTTTTACATAAGCAAATAAATTAAAAAGAAAATGATCTACTTGGTCAGTACTAGAAAAGGGTAATTTATCTTTGTTTATTAACACAATATAATTTCCTATTTTATAACCTTGGTTATTGACGAAGGGAACACCATATAATTTTGTGGTTATGTAATTGCTTAATTGTTTCTTTTTATCTTCTTCTTTTTTAGTTTTTTCTTTTTCGGATGACATACTATATTATTAAGATAAATTATTTCTCATTAAAATAGATTTTACGGAATCGAAACACGTATTTATCGGGAATTCGCCTATTTATGAAAAATCCTATTTTTTCTGCCGCACTATGGAATACTTTCTTATCTGCTTTATTCGATAACATACTAATTATGAAGAATAAAGAAAACATTCCACATTCTGTATTCCCCATTTGATGTTCTAATGGATAATTTTCATAGTATTTAAATTCTATTGCTGGATTCATCTCTAAACCTTGTTGTGTGAGTGTATTCACTAAATCTTGTATTTTACCAGGGATTTTGTTACCCGCGCTATCCATGTAGAAAATAAATTTATCTACTGTATCCACATATACAGATACCCAATGACTACCGCCACTAGTATGCGGAGATAAATTAAACACAATTCCAAATTTACGTTTCCCATTCTTCATATGGTTCTCTAAACTAAAATTGCAAAGTTCATTAGAAACGCAATTCCCCTTCATTTCCTTTGGTTTAACATCATAATCAATAGGTGAACATGGTGGTGCATAAAAATCTTTATATGTTTCCATGTACTGTTGTAATACACTATCTATATCAAAATTAGACAGCCATTCGTCTGGATTTTTGTTCCATTCATCGGGATGATCAGGTGCAAAAATATATTGATCTATTTTTGTTCTAGTTCGTTTATCTTTTATTTCATCTAGCCAACAATCTTCTTTATCACATGTTTTTAATTTTTCTTTCAGTTCACTCCAAATTTTATTCGGGCTGTCAGACTCTATAGGATCATTTACATGATGTTTATTATAAGATTGTTTTAATAACTGGAGAACATCTTCAGTAAAACAGCTTCCTTTTACTGGTGATTTTTTGTCAACCATTGGACTACAGTTCATTTTTTTTATAGTTCTACCACCTTTATAATTCTTATTCTTATTTTTGTTTTTAGTTTTTTTGTTTTTCCTAATTGATATGTTTCTTTTCCCCATATATAAATACACTGTGAAAAAATAATTTTACTAGATTTACAATTTTTAGAATAGGTATTTTTTGTTTACTATTTTACCTATGAGTAACTTGATTATAAAATGTTTTAGTTTTAGGAAGTCACATGCTTATATATATGCCAAGATCTAAACAGTATTTGAGCGGCGACGATTCAAATTCAGAGGGTTCATCTGTAAGAAACTACAGATGCTCAAGATGTTCAAGATGCTCTAGATGCCCTACAAAGAGATCAACATATAATTGTTCACATAATTGCGATCATGATCATCATAGATGTCCGAAAAATAATACATGCAATGAATACAGACGATCTAAACATAGTCATCATTATGAATGTCCTTGCGAAAGCAAGAAAAAAGAAAAAAAAACATGTAAAGAAGAAAAAACTATAGTAATTACTATTAATTAAGTCATATCAATAAAATAATCATATTATATATAAAACAACAATACATAATATGCAAAATAGAGTATCAGAAATATTTGGGGAAGGAAAATATGGCTGTGTCCATAAACCAAGCTTAAAATGTAAGGATTCGCCAGAAATAAACTACGAAAATAAAGTATCCAAAATTTTAAAAGCCTCTGATGCCAAAACTGAATTGAAGGAATACAAAAACATGAAAAAGGCTGATAAAAACAATGAATTTTATTTAGGAGAACCAGAAGAATGCGCTGTTGATAATAAGAATATATTCAATTTAAAATCTATTCAAAAATGCAAAATAGGTAGCGATGTATTAAAAAAATTAAATAACGAATCCTATAAATTATTAATTATGGAGAACGGCGGATTAAATATTGAAAAATATACAGAATTTGTTAGGACATGGCCTGTTTCAGATGAGTCTAGAGAAAAATGCGAGAGATTTTTGTTGGAATCATTGCGACTTTTTAAAGGAATCAAAATATTTTTAAAGCACGGATTAATACATCACGATTTAAAACCACAAAATATTGTTTTTGATGAAGTAAAAAACAGATTAAACTACATTGATTTTGGTCTCATGGCATCTAAAAAGAAAATAATAAAACAAGCAAATGCATCACGCTATGAATTTGCAATTTTTCACTGGTCTTATCCTTGGGAATTAGATTTGTATGATAAAGATACATTTAATAGTCTTGTAAAATCAACACTAAAACAAAATGAAACAATGTCAGACATCAATAAAGAAATAGCTGAGAAAAAAAACGATTATTATTATTCACACATTGAAACCTTCTTTTATTATATTTTTGACAAAAAAGAGGATTTGACTCTGTATCAACAAGAATGTGCGAATTATATAAGCGGATATGAGAGAACTTTGAAACAAGATATGGCTGAAATGGGATATGATCAATTCTTATCACATTCGATTGATACAATTGATATATTCGGTCTTGGTATTTCGATGCTGTATTGGTTGAATAATTCTAAACGATTTTTAACTAAAGAATTAGCAGATGATCTAGAAATTTTATTCAAAAGTATGGTTCAATCTGAGTTAAGATTAAGGCCTAATATAGATATGTTAATTCAAGATATGGAATTATTGTTTGAAAAGCATGGTCTTTTACAAAAACACAATAAAAAAATAAGAGATCACTTAGTTGTTGATTCAAATACAGTTTCTCCAATAATTACAAAACCAAGTAACAAAATATTTACCAAATCTATAAAACTAAATAGATTTTTAGTTGAAACTTCACCAGGTTCTTGCCCAGAAGGATATGTGAAAAACGACTTAGGTAAATGTATTAAAATAAAACTGTCTAGAAAGTTATTAGAACCTTGTCCTGAAGGAAAAGAAAGAAATCCTATTACAGGAAGATGCGTTAACATTAAAGTGCCTAAGGAAATGGTACAAAAGGTTTGTCCAGAAGGTAAAGAAATGAATCCTAAGACTAGAAGGTGTGTCATTGTATGTAGCCAAGGATATATACGTGATGAAAATTTTAAATGTAAAAAAAATAAAACCATGAAAATAAGATTATAAGCTTCTGAATACAAATACAAAATTTGTAACTTGTTGATGCAGCTAATTATTATTATTGAATAATAATTAGTATTAGGTAAATTATATAGATGCCCAAAAACGAATGCTTCTATAACGACGATTCCTGTTCGCACAGGAAATCACAAAATTGTGGCCGTGATAAAAACAAAAAACCTTGTAAAACGCATGATAATGATCATTGCAATAAGGAAAAACCTTGCAATAAGGAACATTGCGAACCACCTTGTAAACCATGTAAAAATGGGAAAGACGGTAAAAATGGAAGAGATGGTAAAGAGGGCCGCGATGGTGATGATGGAAAGGATGGTAAAAATGGCGAAGATGGGCGCGATGGCCGTGATGGAAAAGATGGAAAAGATGGTAAGGATGGTGAGGACGGACAAGATGGCGAAGATGGTCGTGACGGACGCAATGGTAAGGACGGTCAAGATGGTGAAGATGGCGAGGATGGTAAAAATGGTCGTGATGGTGAAGATGGTGAGAATGGAAAGGATGGTCGCAATGGAAAAGATGGTCAAGATGGAGAAGATGGAAAAAATGGAAGAGATGGATGTGATGGAGAGGACGGACAGGATGGTAAAGACGGACAAGATGGTGAAGATGGAGAAGATGGTTGCCCAGGAAGAGATGGTTACAATGGAAGAGATGGAAAGGATGGCAAAGATGGTCCTAAAGGTGAAAAGGGTGAAAAAGGATGTCCTGGTCCTAAAGGAAATCAAGGTGAACAAGGAAACGATGGAAAACCTGGATTGGTAGGTCATGTTGGACCTGTAGGACCCAGTGGACCCAAAGGTGATGATGGAAAAGAAGGACATGTTGGTGCTACGGGATCTTTGGGACCAGAAGGACCTGTAGGCCCCAGTGGACCCAAAGGTGAAGATGGTAAAGAAGGACCTAAGGGAGAAGATGGACCTGTAGGGCCTAATGGCATAGATGGAGTACCTGGACCCGTAGGTAATACAGGAGTAACAGGACCTAAAGGACCAGATGGATCAGTTGGACCAACTGGCGCTGGTGCAACTGGTCAACAAGGACCCACCGGAGCTGAAAGTAAAGGTACAGGAGTGTCATCCATTTTTGTATGGAGTGATTTATCACAAAATGCTTTATCTTCTACCACTTTTGGATACGTTTATTTTGAAAACAAACCAATTGGTCCAGAAAGTTCGGGTTGGACTACTATAACTGAACCCAGTTTTTCTCATCCTACAGGATTTATTGTTCCTTCTAGTGGATTTTACATGTTAACTTATAAATTAGAAGTTAAATCAGGTGGAATATTAGCACCACTATTCACAGAATGCGCATGTGTTTTAACTAAAAACAAAAACGCAATAAATGGTTCTGCATCATTGGTAGAATCAACGGAATTAGGACATGTAACTATTATTACAAATTCTATTATTGTTGATCTTTCGAAAAATGATTCTATTTCTCTTTTATTCTGGTCGAATGATTTAACTTCTCAAGTTGGGAATCCTCTTTATTTAAATGGAAAATTACCAGGGGAAGGTGTTGTTCCTAAAGAAGCTACTGCATCTATTCTATTCACCAAAATATCTAATTAAAGATCTTCTTCTTGTTGCGATTTTTCTTTAATCCTAGGAATATAATTCATAGGAAAAGAACTAGTCGGATTTTTTTTTACTTTATGTTTTCCCCAAAATGATTGGCCAATTGGGATTACATTTTCAGATTCTTCATTCATATTACCAAATAAAACATCTTCATCATTATTTGAATTTTCCACATTATAAAATCCTTCGGTAGTATTCAATTCAAAATGTTTTATCAAAGTTCTCACATAAAAATCAAATGCCTCATTTATTTCGGTAGTAACCTGTTTATCTGGGTTCTCTATAAACTCAGAAGTTGTTTTTAAAATCATATTGCTATATTTATTTATTTTTGCCAAATGAGCTAAATGTTCTTGATGTTTTCTAGGATCTGACTGTGACAAATAACGATTGTAGTGATTCTTGTTCATTAATAATTCTAGCGTCACTTTATCAACAAAATCATTGCTAGGTTTTTCATCTACGTTTTCTAGATTCATACTATTTATTATATTGTTTTTTTATATTTTTATGTAAAAACAATATATTACTTCTGGTTTTTCTTGGTTTTACGAGCTGCTTCTTTTTGCAACTTCAAAGTACCCCTTTGTCTTTCTTTCTCTGCTTTCTTATCCTCCTTTTCTCTTAGTTTTTCTTCCTTTTTCCTTTGCTGTTCAGCAGCTTTTACAATCTTCTTTTCTTGTTGTTCCCTTTCTTTATTCGCCTTCTTTGTTTGTCTCATGTGTTCTCTCTCCCTCATTTTCTCCATTTTTATGTTCTCTCTTTCTTTTTCTGCTTCTAACATTTCTTCATTTAAATCTACCATTTGATCAAGGGCTTTGTTCTTGTATTTACCAACCAAATCATTTAGTTTCTCGTCTTTTATTTCTTCAACATAATCTCTTTCTTTTCTCAATGTCTTCCTAAGTTTCTTTTCTTCTTTTTCAATATCCTTTTCATTCTTTTTCTCTACTTTTATTTGTTTCTTAATCGTTTTCCTAATTTTTTCAACATTTTTTTTACGCTGTTTTTCTGTTGTTTTTACTTTTTTCTTTATTTCTTTCTCTGCTTTTGATACCGTTTTTTTGGTTGCTTTCATCAAACCTTTGAAATCTTTTTGCTCATCTTTTATAGTTAACTTGATTACACTTCTCTCTAATTCACTCAAATCTTTCTTCTTCAAAATACCTTTTAAATGTGCCATTCGATTTTTATAATTAGTCATCTGGTTCTTAATTTGCCCATGCAGGTTCTCTATTTCTTCATTATAACTTGCTAATAAATTATCAGTTTCTAATATTTCAGGGTGCTCTTTTACAGCTTCCTTAAAATTAGTTTCACTTGTAATTTTCTTAGCACATGTGTTTTTCAATAAATAGAACAAACTTTCCTTATATTTTTTATACTTCTCTGCATTGTTCTCCACATTCCCTTTTATTTCTTTGAATGAAATTTGTTTTAGTTTCTTTTGTTGTATAACTAATTGCCTTATCTTTTTAATATTTTCACGCATTTCTTTTACTTCTCCCTTTGCCTCTTTTACTAATTCACGAATATTGGCATTTACTATTTTTCCACATTGTTTCAATGGTCGACCTTCTAAATCTCCACATATCTCCTCCCTTAAAAACTTGAATTTATTGGCATCAATATCTGCAAATTCACTCGTCCTTATTTTATTGGTTTCGTCAATTATCTGCTGTTGCAATTTTGGTACATCAGAGTTTAAAAAATCTCCTACTATTTTTTTATCGAAGCGTTCTACCATCTTTACATCTTTCACAATAGGAACATTAATACGTTCAATAATTGGTTGAGCAAATTGTCGTGCATCCTTTTCACGGTTCAAATAACTTAAATAACCAGAAATTTCATCCAAATATTCCATACGACCACGTTCAGTAAATTCTCCTTCATTGTTGAGATATTTACCTGAAAAATTAGTAAAATCCTCCGGCATCTGCTCACTTTGTGGTTTGCATAAATTTAATAACTTAATTAGTTCCATAGGATTATTTGTTATGGGGGTAGCTGTCATAAGCAATAATTTAACAGAATTAATTCCCGAATATTGATAAGAATACATAAGAGCTTTATGCAATGCATTCATATCTGGTTTTTCCAAAGAAGACAAGTCATCACCACCATATAATTTATGGGCTTCGTCAATAATAAGTAGGGTTTTACGTAATGGATCTTCCTTTCCATTAATTTTTACCAAATCATCATATAGGGAATTCTGTTTGGAAACCAAATTACTGAATTGTTTGTATGACATAGGGCGAATTTTCCATGATTTTGATAAAAGGCGCATACGTTTATCTTGCTCATCAGGAATCTTAAGATCATTTGTCTGAATTTCATGACGAATACTCTCACTGCATACCATATCGAACATATTCTTCCATATATCGCTTTTCAAGGTTGTACGTGTGACCCAAAGAATTGTATATCCTTGTTTTTCAAAGTTATTTGTAGCCGCTGCAATTGCGCTGCAAGTTTTGCCCGTACCCACACTGTGGTACAATAGCATACCTTTTACTGGATTTGTAGGGGTGAAATAATGACGAACAAAATCTTGAGTGGGAGTAAAATTAATAATAGTACCAGCTCCGCCTTTTTGTTTCTCTTCACATAAGTTCTCCATTTTCACGTTTGTCCACGTAAATTCACTATATTGATCTTGAATATGTTCACGCATAGCTTCAAAACCCAATCTTTGTGGCGCTGGAATAATAATGGGAGGACCATCACGTAAAACCAATCTACGTTTAGGTCCGCCACCATTGTACATTGCTTCTTTACTTCCTGGCAAATGCTCATTTACGTCTCCATTATCTAAAGAAACCATAGGAATAGAAAAACTATGAATATTTTTATTCAAATCATAATCCACTGATCCTATGATCGAAGTTTTTTCTAAATCATGAGCAAAATTAAGTAAACGTATATCCAAATTCATGGCTTTTAAATAAAGTTCAATGGCAGATTTGCTATTCAAAAAGGTTTTCTGTAATTTATCTGGAATCATGAGATCATAAATAAATACGTGAAGTGGCCAACCTTTTTGGGGGTGAAAATCTAGGCCTTTTTGCCCACAAGTTCTTGTACCGCGTCCTATTACCTGCTTCTCATCAGAAGCCACTGTTGATGGCTCGTAAAGATGTACATATTTAATATCAAATAAATCAATACCTTCTTTAAAACCACTATCCATGACAATGATACGGACATTCTCACCATAAACATTATCAGGACGTTTGTTAAAATTAGCCAATATTTCCTTCTTAGTTTTAGTATTAATGGGTTGATCATAAATAGAAATTGATGCCAATAAGTAAAAGTTATTATATTGAGTTTGTTGGAGAACATCTAATGGAATCATTTCTATTTTTCCATAGCGCTTTTCTTTCTTAGGTTTCTTTCCTGGACCTTCTCCTCCAGTCATTTCATCATCAATATCATTTTTTTTAGAGTTACCCGGTTTCAATTGTTTGGCTTCGTATCCTAATTTCATTCCTTTAGCGATAAGAGCTGATGCAATAATTTTTGCTCCATAAGCGGTTGATTTTAAATCAGAAAAAATGAAGTGTTTAAACATCTTGCCATGTTCTTTCATATCTTTTCTGTCTAATTCATCTATTTTATCAAGCAATACTTCTAATTTAGGTGAATAATCTGGCATGTCGTTTAATAGTGTTTGAGGTTGAAAATTTTCTTCATCAAATTTGTATATTTTAGATACCTTTCCCCAATTCGATTTCTTACGTACACACATTGCATCATATGATAAAATAGATTCTTTTTTAATCATATTCTCTAAACTTTCTGACTTAGGTACTGTTTTTTCTTTTCCTACTTCATCTTGTAACATTCTATTTAGTTATTTTGTATATATTATATCAATAAAATATATAATCATAATTTATAAAAAATGGCCGGGAGACCAATTACTGTACCCTCATTAACGCCCAAATTTACAAGTACTGCAAACTTAGGTGGTCCTTTACAAGGATATTCACCTCAACAAACACTCACCAATTTCAAAAATAGTGACAATGTGATGATTCGTAAAATCCTTCGTGATTCATGGAATACTCAATATGCTACCGGAAAAGCAGGAAATGACAATGCTTATAAACGTGTTGTTACACCTTTTCGTGCAATCAACCATTTAGGTGATTTTTTAGGTCGCCAAAATTATGTTTGCGGTGGACCTAATCCTATCAACAAAACATTTCCTGGGAGACAAGGACACATTGCAGGAGTTATGTCAATGTGTGACGGAACTGGTGTTGCTGCCAAATCCGGAAATGTTCGTTTTGTTCCTGATTCTTCTGATTACACAACCTTTAAAAAGCAATCTGCTATTAACAGAAACTACAATGATTTAGGAAATGGTGGTGACCAAAGCCATGCAGCTTGTTCACCATTGTTAGCCGTTAGACGTGGATTTTAGATAACCCTCCTTTGTTTGTAAATAGTTTATTTTATAGTATCATATTATATAACATATAATATGAGCAATCCTGTTTTTATACAAAAAAATATTCAAAATAACAGAACCAATGCCATTAAGGGAATGCCATTAAAAGATAGTACATCAGATAATACTTGTGATTTTGAATTAGGCCGTACCATTTACAATAAAACATATGTTCCTCCTTTAACTAATGAAGATGCTTTACGTATGGTAAATCCTCCCCATTTTGGACAAAGCGGAACATCACGTATTCGCCCAACTATGTTTGATGGATCTCATACTCCAAACCAGAAAAAATGGATGGGATCTGCGAATCGTGATTCTAGTCAAATTACTAGAAATCGTAGAACAAATTCAGTAGGTAAAGGGTCGCTAAATTTGCCTAACAAAAGTCAAAATGCATCACAAAGTGCTATTTTAGTTGGATCAAGTATTTCTTCTATCATAGGCAGTCCCAATATATATTGGTCTAGTGATGGTGTAAAATGGAATGAAACTTTTATAAATTTAATACCTCTTGCTACTACATGGACTGGTTCTTCATGGTACGCAACTGGTCATGACAATGGTTCTGGTATTTTCGCCAAATCATTAGATGGTAAAAATTGGTTAGTTAATTCCAACAGTGGCGATTTATGTCAGACTGGTATTGCTATCGCATCAAATAATAATAATATAGTAATATTAGGAGATCCTAGCGAAGGATATAACAACTCGTTGATTTATTCTACTGATAATGGAAGTACATGGGCTGCTGTTCCTAACAGTACAAATTTATTTACAAATGCAGTAAGTATTATACCATCACAAGGAGCACCAAAATTTAAGGGTGGAATAATATGGACTGGAGCAAGATGGGTAGCAACAGGTTCTGGACCAACTCCGTTAGCATTTTCTAACATGGCTGATGGTTCTCAATGGATTCATCCCAAGATTAATGGTAATTCTATAACATCATCAGATTTATTCGCAAGTGGCACAGCCATTGCTAATAACGGGACTTTTTGTGTAGCTGTTGGTTTCACAGTAACAGATAATAACGCATTTTCAGTAGTTCCTTCTAAATTAATCACGTTCTGCGAAGGTGGAGGTAACAATTGGCAAGCTGCTATTTTAAAAAATCCTGACGGATCTACTATAGACACAAGCACTGACATTCCACATTTTGCTGCATTAGATGTTTGTTTTAACGGAAATACGTGGATGGCATTATGCGTGGAATTAAATAGTTCTAATGAAACTATAAATACTTACGTTTTCAATTCCAACGATGGACAAACCTGGACATTATATCTAGTTTCTAATAACTATCTCGGAATTAGTTTAATTTGGGGCGGAAATTCATGGATTATCACAGGCGGAACTGTTGGTCAAGAAAATAACGGAACTATTCTTTATTCAACAAACGGTGTAACATGGAGTGAAAATCCTAATGAAACACCAAATGCTTTTTTCAAAATGACATGGAATGGAGAACTACCAACAAGCAGTGGTAATTCCAATAATAATAATAATACATTATCATTCACAAATGGTAATGATAGGAATCTTATAAACCATACATTAAGCCGGCTTCGAGGTGGAGGTGCAGTTGCGCCTCCTAAAAAAGCTGCGAGTCCTAGTCATACTTATGTTACTAGCCCTGGAAATCACCCATATTTACAACCTGGATTTAAAGGAAAAATTCCAGGATATTTTCCACTTAATAGAAATAATACTCCTATTAATACTGTTACTAGACAGTCATTCACAATAAGTCCGGGAAATTAATTCAATTCTATTCCCAAAATACGCTGATAAAGTAACAATCCAGCATCCTGAATTGGTAATATGTACGCATATGAATTACCTGTATTGTTATGAGAATGCCATAATCCAGGTGGCGTTATGAACATTTCTGATTGTTTCCATTTTACCTTAATTGGATCTACAATGTTTCCATCCGCGTCTAATTTTTCACCGACCAGAGTATAAATATTTTCACTATCCTCACAACTTATACACAAATCTAGAGCAACTGAATTATGCCTATGGGGTTTTTGTACTGTATTTGGTGGCAATTCATTGTAAAGTGCCCATAGGATTGGAGTAACTGTATTTACACCTATTTTCTCTGTATCTGTGTTACTTAGTAAAATACCCTTTCGATTATTATTAGGATTTGATAATTCATTTAAATTTTTCATCAAGAATTCCTTGTCATAAACAGCTGTTTTGAATATTTTTTTACTAGAATTACTTCCAAGATAATTCAATAGAGGACTATCATTAATGTAATAGATTTGTACCTCTTCTTTTTCACGATTAACTATTTCTAGATTCTTAAAACAAGGAGTTACTATTATTTCCCCACACATTACTTCAAAAAGTTCACCATCTATTATAAACTGACTATTTCCTTGTAAAACAAAAAATAAATTGGATGAACTATTTTGCAAAGATGGTTCTACATTACTCAATGTGAAAGAATCATTAACTTTTATAAAGCTAGCTAATAGATTAGGGCTTGTCGCCAAATGATCTACATTATACAAATTAGAACAATCTATAAATGTTATTCCGGTTTCACATTCATTTATGTTTTTTGTTCTAATTGGTACTTGGTTTAATTTAGGATTTACATTATTCTCATATTCATATACAGTTATGTAAGATTCCATAATATGTAATATAAAAATAAAATATTTCTATATTATTTAAAAAAACTAAATATAGAATACTTTCTACATATATAAAATAAATGGAATTCGAAGAGCCATCGAAAACAGTTTACACTATTTACAGCAAAAGCGGTTGCACTTTCTGTACGAAAGTGAAAAAACTTTTACAAGAGAAAAATTATGCTTTTGATATGATTGATTGTGATGAGTATTTACTTGATGATAAAGAAGGGTTTCTAGAATTTATTAAAGATCGTGCAGGAAAAGAATACAGAACATTTCCAATTGTGTTTCGATGTGGTAATTTTGTAGGTGGATTTACAGAAACAAAAAAACTTATTGATATTGAAGAAGTATTTGCTGGATTTTAAATATTGGCAATCTTATTAAGGTAAAATAGCAGTATTGAATAAATCATTCCCAAATAAATAACAGGCCACCATTCCTTGTAAAAATAATATGGTATAGTAAAGTGTTTGTGTTTATTTTCCTCATAATATATTGCTTTATCACCACAATTTCCTTCATGTTTTCTACAATAACTTGCATATTCATAATCTATTTTTCCAGTAATCAAATCTGTCTCTCCAAAAATGGCACATTTACGTTTATCTTGTATAAAATGTTTACAATTAACACATAACTTTTTTTGTGTTAGACGTGTTGAGTTTGCCGCAATTAAAATTGTCAAAAATACTGTTATTCTTCTCATGTTGTAAGTTTAATTGAATAAATTACAAAAAACAAAAAATCAATTTTTTAAAAACAATATAAAACTATTTTTTTACATAGTTCTATAGAGAATATGTCTTCTGGAAAGGTTGCTATTGGAATCGATTTGGGTACTACCTATTCGTGTGTTGGTGTTTGGCAAAATGATCATGTAGAAATTATTGCGAATGACCAAGGAAATCGTACTATGCCTTCCTACGTTTCTTTTACTCAAGATGAGCGTCTTATTGGAGAGGCAGCAAAGGCCTCTGCCGCCAACAATGCTACCAATACGGTTTTCGATGCTAAGCGTCTTATTGGTAACAATTTCAATGATGAGAAGGTCCAATCTGATATGAAGCACCTTTCGTACAAAGTTATTGATCGTGAGAACAAGCCATTTATTGAGGTAGAATTTAAGGGAGAAACGAAGGTATTTGCACCAGAGGAGATTAGTTCTATGGTTCTTATGAAGATGAAGGAGATTGCTGAATCCTTTTTGGGCACAGAAGTTACAGATGCAGTAATCACAGTACCTGCTTATTTCAATGATTCTCAACGTCAAGCCACCAAGGATGCTGGAACTATTGCTGGTCTTAATGTTATTCGTATTATTAATGAGCCAACTGCTGCTGCTATTGCATATGGCCTCGATAAGAAGAGCCAGGGGGAGAAGAATGTGCTGATCGTAGATTTAGGCGGTGGGACTTTTGATGTATCAATACTTACCATAGACGATTCCATTTTTGAAGTAAAGGCAACTGCTGGTGATACTCACCTTGGTGGTGAGGATTTTGATACTATACTAGCTGAGCATTTTATGCTAGAGTTTAAGCGTAAGCATAAGCATGACATTACTTCTAATCCTAGAGCTATGCGTCGTCTTCGTACTGCATGTGAATCCGCTAAGCGTACTCTTTCTTCTTCTACTGTAGCTAATATTGAGATAGATAGTTTGTATGAGGGTACAGACTTTAATAGCAGTATTACTCGTGCTAAGTTTGAGAATCTTTGTGATCCTCTCTTTAGAAAGACAATGGCTCCAGTAGAGCAAGTTCTTCGCGATTCTAAGCTTTCCAAGGCCCAAATTCACGAGATAGTTCTTGTGGGTGGAAGTACCCGTATTCCTAAGATTCAACAATTAATTACAGAAATGTTTAA